AGAATCAAGAGCCTTGATGGAGTAGGCAGAGGCAATCTCACTCAGCGATTCTGATGTAAGCTTCAAGGCACTTGAATAACTCTTCACACTGCCGTTCAAGCCGCCACCACCGCCCGTGGTAGATGCTCCTGCTCCGTATGCCGTGATACCGCCTTGTACTCCAAGATGAGCTGTTTTCTTACTATCAGCACTAACTATTTCAAGTATATTAGGGTCTCCGCTCTTTGTTCTAAGAATTATATTACCAATTTGAAAAGAACCGCCAGTTTTACTATCTCCAATAAATAAACCAGTAGGAAGATTATTACCACCTTCAACACCACCTAAAGGTAGAACACTAAGTCTACTAAAGGTTTTCATTGGAGTAACATAATCTATATTATTAAAATCTGTAGTATCTTGATTAGCAGCATGTAAATAGAACAATCTAATATAGTAGAACATTGTTACCATACTAGTACCTTGAAGAATAAAACTATTAAAGTTTCCACTAAGTACACCATCAGTATTCCAATGAATATTTCCTCCAGCTAAATAACCAGTACCATCATGTCGAAGAAGACTCATAGCATAATCAGTACCAGGAACTTTAGTTTTAAGTTCTTCGCTAGTAAAAGTATCACGGTCTATCATAGGACCACCATACCAAGCAGCTATAGAAGTTTTATCTCCTTTTACAATACCATTCATACCAGCTGTAACTTTTTTATCAACATCTTTAAGTTGAATTGCGCTAGTAAGAACTAAACCTCCATTAATTTCTGTTGTTTGATTAAGAGCATCTTTAAGATATTTGTATGAAGTAATATCAGTACCCATACCACTAAGTATATCAGCTTGACAAATAGCAAGATATTGTTTAACTGCTTTAATCTTCTCTTGAAGATTCTTATATTTAGTATTAGCTTCTCCTATATTAACTTTAGTTATTTCAGTATTAGCATCTATAAGCGTATTAATAAAGTTCTTATATTTAGTCCAAGCTGTATTCATAACAGTATTGGCTTCTTCCAACTTACCTTTATTAGCATTATCATTAGTAAGATATTTAGATGTAGTAATATTATTAACTTGGTCTACAACAGCAGCAACTTCATTACTAGCTTGATTTAACAAGTCAGTAAGTCTAGCTTTCTCAGAAGAATCAAGTACTCCATCTTTAATAAACTCATTAAACTTATTATTAATACCAGGAATTGTTGTATTATTAATAGTATTAATCTTATCATTTACTATATCAATAGCTTTATTTAATTCAGTTGGACCAACGTAACGAACTTTCTTCTCCCAGTTAGTTTCGTCAAACTTTGTATTCTTAGAAATAGCAGTAAGCATATCTCCTTTATAATACTTGACACCATTAACTGTGGCATCAGCAGGAAGAATCCAAAGGTCACGTTCTTTATAACCTTTATTTATAGCACCAGTTCCAGCTTTAGCATCATCATAAGAATCTACAAATATAGAAGACTTACCATCAATAGTATTAAATACATCTTTAGGAATATCCATCTTTTCCCAAGCACTACCATTCCAATAATTAGTAGTACCATTAGTAGTATTATACCAAATATCACCTTCATGACTTTTATCAGTTCCACCACTTTCCCATACACCAGTTTTTTCGTTTCTAGGATTAGTATTCTGATACCAAGTTTCAGCTTTACCATCAATCTGACCTTTAATACCAGTAAGTTCGTCATTTATAGCAGCACTAAAATCAGCTAAATCTTTATCTTCAGATTTAACCCAATCAGTTCCATTATAAACCCAAGTTTCAGTTTTACCTTTAACTTGTTTAATCCACAAATCTCCTTTATCAAAAGGTTTAGTAGGAGTAACATCAGAATAAAATATACGACGCTTACTATCAGCTAAATCTCCAGCAGCTCCAGCTTTATCGTCAGCAGCTTTAGCAGCTTTCATAGCTTCATTAAAGTCAGCATCTTTTATTTGTACCCAAGCACTACCAGTCCAACGATAAGAATGATTATTTTTAATATCATAAACTATATCACCAATATGTTCTGAACGAAGAGTTTCAGTATTCCATTTATTAGCAGGAGCATTATCTATTGTAGGTTCATATTCTAGATACCAAACAATAATACTTTGGTCTTTCTGATTCTTAACATCCTCAGCAAGAATACCAAACTTAGTTTCGTATTCATTAGTCCACTTTTGAATAGTAGCAATAGCTTCAGAATAACGAGAAGCTAAAACCCAATCATCAGCATTAAATGATTCACTCTTTGCAACAGCTCTAGCTATATCATTATTAAACTTACCTTCAAGAGTAGCATTAACCCACATATCACCAACTTGATAATTAGTAGGTTTAGTCTCACCATAGAATACTTTCATCTTACCATCAGCTGTAGCTTGAGCTTTATTAGCAACTTCAAGTATTTTAGTAAGTTCACTATCACTAATTACATTCCAACGATAAGGTTTTATGTCATCATCATATCTAGTAAAACGATAAGCATAACCAGTCTTTTGGTCGTAGTAAAGGTCACCAATATGTCGTTCACGAGCTTTAACCTTAATTGCTTCTTTTTCTGCTTCTGTATACTTGTCACTATCTTTAATAGCATTATAATTATTTATATCTTCATTATACCAATCTATACCAGGAATATTATAAGTAAGAACATCTCCTTTATTTTCTTTATCTGTAGAAGGATAATTATTAGGAGTAGGTACACCTTCATAAAACCAAGTTTCAATAGCACCATCAGTTTGCTTTTGAAGGTCTTTAATTACTTGAGCATTATTAATAAGATTCTTTACAGTTTCTTCATCAACTCCACCATTTTCTTTAATATATTGGTCAAGGTCTTTATCTCCAATACTAGAACCTATTTCAAGATTAGCTTTAATATTAATCTTACCGTTCTTATATTTAATATAAGTTTTAGGATTCTCACCTTTATCTCCAATATACATATCACCATATACATTGAAGAAAGCTTTACCATTATAAACACCAAATTCTACATACTCTTTATTAAGTAAAGTATAATAATTTACTCCAGCATAAAGAGTAATACTAGGAGCATAATTATCAACAGCGTTAAGAACTAAAGCAGTTTGACGTTGAGTATCATTTAATCTATGTCCTAATTGATTAAGAATATCTCCTGGAGCAGGAGCATCAGAACCAGAGTCAAAATCAATTTGACTTAAATCGACATAATGATATTTCTTACCATCAATATCTACAGTATCAGAACTAACATTAACTACAAGTCTCCAAAGATAACTATTTTCTACTTTATGATAAGTACCTTTCTTAACGTTGAAAGTTTTAGCTTGAGCTTGGTCACCAACTTTCCATTTATTATCTATTTCTTCACCATCTTGTTCACCAAGAAAATAACAACGATAAACTTCTTGATTAAGAGTTTCATTTACAAGATTACCTTCAGCATCTTCTACTTGAGAAATACTCCAAACATCAGTGTTCTCATCATGCTTAAATACAGGAGCATCAATTTTAATTCTATCTACATAAGCAACTCTAATACTACCGGCAGGAGAAATAACTAACTTACCACCAATAGTATCAACATTAAGTATTTGAAGAGTTTCAAATATAGCTTTAAGACGAACATAAAGATAATCTGTCGTAAGATGAGTTTTACCAGTTTGGTCTACAGACCAAGTACCTCCTGTATAAGCAGTAGGTTTACCAATAGTTAGTCCATTAAGAAAATCATATATTCCATTAATAACTTCATCATTTAATTTCTTAGGATAAAGAGAATCACTCTTTAATGCAGAATAAACATTAGTATTACTAGGAATTTTATTACTAGTAGTAGTTATAATATCAACACCTTTACTATAACCACCACCAATAACACCATTATCAAGACGAGAAATAATATCTTGATTAATTTGAGCTTGAGAAAGTTTATATGCGTAATCCCACCAATTAGTTGTAGATTCAAATAGTCCATCGTTAACAATCTTATAAATCTCACTAATTGTAGGTTTACGAGTACCATCAATCTCTTGAATAGTTGCAGAAGCACTAATAGTTTCCTGGATTTCATTAATATCAGGAGTTACTGTAGTAGCTTTAACTACAACTTCTGTAGACTCTTGAGAAGGACTATTTGCGTCTATCTCATTAATAGCAGGAATTTTACTCATATTATTATTAATTATATTAGTAAAAGGAGGAGGACTTTCATGTCAAAATACTTTAGTAACTTAAACATCAATCAGATTAATAATTTAGTTATATATGCCTCCTCCTTTATTTGTATTTTAGCTTATCAAACTTTGATATGAACATTGCCATATACCCACTTTATTTAGCTTCTAAGCGTGCTTGATATACGTCCGTTATTAGTTAATCATAAACTAACTAAAAGTCGCTTAGAACGTAAATTTCAAAGAAATAAAAATCTTAAATAAAATTTTAACGTCTGCATTATACGTAAAACCCCCAAGACTAATCTCTAGCCTTGAGGGTCACGGACACACATCTAGCATCGCAAGAAGCAAGGGGTATTTATAGTTGAATAATACCAGCAGCTCTAAATTGATTAAGTAGAGTGTTGACAACGCCAGCAAGACTTGCAACAGTTGCAGTTTCAGTATCAACATTTACTATGTTTGTAATAGCTTTAACTCCACCAAGAGTTGTCTTAGTAGCAGCAGGTAAAGTATACTCTGTAGGTTTAGCTAATGTAAACTCGCTAACTTTAGTAACACCACCATCAGTACTAATTTTGTATGTTACAGTATGACCTTCATCTGTTATAATAAAAGCATTACCTCCATCAGCAGGAAGCCAACTTGCTGTACCATAAGCATGATTAATACTGGTAAAAAATGTATGTTGAGTGTTACCAAGTTTAGCAATATTAGCAGCTTTAGTTTCCTCATCGCTACCTACGATAAGTTCAATAATTTCATTAGCATTAATGAAGTCATTAACTTTAACTCCCAAATTACTAATATCAGATTTTGCAGTATTAAGCTCTTTATTGATAGTATCAACTTTATTTTCTATTGCAGTTATATCGTCTCCACCTTCATGATTAAGAGCTTCTTTAAGAGTATTCTTATTATCAACAGAAAGACCTAAAGCATCAATAGCTTTATTTATTTTTACCTTATCCATATCAATTTATTTTATTATCAATATTCTTATAATCATAACCAAACTTAGATAAGATTGGTTTAATAATCCAAGTCCAACTTACAGGAGCGAGTATAGAACTATTTACAATAAGTTTTACATCAACACCGATAGCATAATATATAACACTAACAATTACTATACTAAAAATCAATGTAAGTTTCTTAATTGTTCTAGTTACATTACCATGACAAAGATAAATAAGTACAGTAACTAGTAAATAAGTTAAAACATTAACTATTATACAATAAGTAAAATCAAAACTATTTATTACTTGTTGTATTATTTGATTTATCGTTTCCATTATCATTATCTTTAATTGCTGCAAATATACTTTTTTATTAGCAATATCAGCAGTAACTATATATTAATTAACACAATTAAAGCAGCCAATATTTATATTAATATTAGCTGCTTCAAATTATTAATGTTATCGACAATTATACCAATCAACTTGAATACCTTTACGACACATGTCTGCATACCAACGATTAAAAGCTATTCCGTCATAACCATCAACATCATCTATTACATCTTTTACATATAGACACAAATGCAATCCATCAGGAACACTACTACCTAAGTAATCAGCTTTACACATATTAGCTACAAATACTGCATCATAAGGATTATCATTATTAGTTAAATGAACATTTGATTGTTTCATCATGTTATCTAACTGTTCTCTTGTTATAGGTTCAAGAGCTATTTCTGTTCCGTTACTATCTCTAGTAGTCATTTTACTAGTTGCAAACTCAACTAGTTTACGATTAAAATGTCTACCATTATAACGAAGATAAACAACAATATCTTCAGGAAGTTCATCATAAACATCAAAACCTTCTTTATACATAAGCTTAGTTATTATAAACGCCCCGTAGAAGGCATGGTTAGAGAAGACTTACCACTACACTCTTCTACGGGGCGGATTTCATATTAATAACGTCCGTAACGACCACGCTCACGATGCCCATATTCTTCTCTTTCGTGATAACGTTCTTCGTCGTCATAAGGATTACGACTTCTATACTGAGGGTCATCGTCATAACGATTATCCCTTTCTTCATACTTATCAAGACATTCTTCGAGTTCTTGAATTTCCATCTTCATACGTCTAATCTTTTCTTTAATCTCAGACTTATTCATATTACGTTGTACCATGATTATCATAATTTTAATTTTTAGTTACAGCAGCTAGAATTTTAGCAATGTCACCTTTCATTCCAGCAACTTCAGTTTCGATACCTGCTATTCTTTCGTCACGTGCTTTATCTTTAGCAAATTGAGGATTGAGTTCTTTAAGAACTTCTTCACATTTAGTTATTTGATCTTTATAATCTTCAATATGTTCTACGACATAGTTTGCGTGTTGAAGAGTAGCTTCTACTTCAGATTGGATAGTTTGTTTACTTTCAGCAATAATAAGATTACCATTGTTGTAACTAACAGAAGTGTTATTAGCTGGAATGTTATTGTAATCAACATTACTACCATCTACTTTAACCTTTAAATTTACAACCATCATGTTAGTACCATCAGTAGCAAATACAGGTGTAGTAGTTCCAACAATTTCACCAATCTTAAATTCTATACCATTAGTCTTGTTTAGAATATAAACTCGACTACCTTGATTAAGACCTGAAAACATTATACTATGAGTTGAAGTTTATTATTTTGTTTATCAAATACTATAATGTGAAGACCTGCTGTAAGAGCAGTAAGAGCTTCTCCATTACTTGTCAAGAGAGGAAGAGTGTTATTATTAACCATAATTTCAAAACCAGTTGCAGTAGTTGTAGCTGCACTAAAATTAATTACCATGATACCAGCAACTCCCATAGCTCTGAAAGTATGATTAGGCATACTAAAAACAGCATTAGCAGTAGCACTGCCAGCAGTCGTTTGAGTAGCAGCTACTAAAGGTATACCACCACGATTACCAATGAATTCATTATTTAAAGTCATAATATTACCTCCTATAATTTAAAGCCAAAAACCATTAAGATTACCATTGTTATACACACCATACTGATAAGCAACACAATTAGGTACTGCCTGGAATGGTTGATAAGGAACTGTTACAGTCTGTGGCTGAGCACACTTAATTTCATTAACAGCTTGAGCAATAGGATTTACAGCAGCAGCAATTTGCTGAGCAATTACTCCACTTTGATGTTCAGTAGTCAACTGAGTTTGCAGAGCATTAATCTTGTCTTGCATTGCAGACTTCTCAGAAGCATCAAGTCTAGCAATAATTCTATCACCGACACCGTCAATAGACTTATCCAAATTGCAAGTCTGGTCACGAAGAGCATAACCTACATCAGAAAATCCACGAGTTACAGCACTACCTACACCACCAACAGATTCCTTAATAGCATCAGTCTGACGGAGAGTTTCAAGCTGAGATTGATGAGCACTTTCAGTAATAGCATTCTTCAAGTTGCAGCAGCAAGTAGCCAACTGATTAGCAAGGGTCATAGTATTCTGAGTACCAGCATTAAGGAGAGCACCAGTAGAAGAATCAATCTTACAACCAACTTGAGCAACACTATTATTAACCTGGCAAATAGCTGACTGAATCATATCAACCTTAGTACCAAACATAGTAGCTAATCTCTGAACAGCAGCACCATTACCATTAATAGCTTGCATGATAAGGTCTCTACCATCATTATTATTTACCATGTTAGCAAGAGGACCAAAACAACCACCACCATTCTGACCCATATTACCAAACAATCCACCATTACGCATAAGAGGATAAAGGAAGAACAAGAAGATTATCCAAATTCAACTACCGCCACCGTTAAGACCTCCATTACACATAAGTAAAGGAAGCAGACTGTTAACATCACTAGAAGCCTGACGAGTTCCACCATCAGGGAACATAAAAATTTTAGAATCATCCATAACTTTACAATGATTATTAAGATTAATAAAATAACGAATAGTACATTAACTAGTATTTTGTACGTTGCAAAGATAAGCATAAACTTCATTATACGCAAAAAGATGATAATCGGATTTTGTTCCAATTATCATCTTAATTAATTGCATCACTACTATAATACTTATTTTCTTTTTATTTTCTATTTAAACGAAAATAGGCTCAACATCCTTATTAAGGAGAGTAGCTTCAGAAGTAGCAAGTCTAAAAGCTCTAGAACTTTCATAATAGTCATTACTCATTTTAAGCAAATGTCTAATAGCTTGAATAGTTCTATTTAGAATAAAGGCTATAGTACTAATTGTAAATCCAGCATGAACCATTTGTTCAACAACAAGACATCTAGTTAATACAACATTTTCTTCTCTGGATTTTCCTACTACATCTTCTCTTGTAATAGACTTTGCTCCATCAATTCTAGTAACAGCACAACAACTAATAACATTGTCTATTACTCTCCAAATTAATTCTTCTTTCTTGTTCATAAGCAAGTCCTTAGTGTCTAACTGCTTATTCTCCATCTTCTTTAGTTTTAAAATTTACTTCTCCAAATTTATTAGCTATTTGTTTATTTACATAGTCAATATAAAGATTAGCTCGTTTAGTATTACCTAAAGCGTGAGCAGCACAAGCAGCTTGGAATATATTCCAACAGTTAAACATTATACTACCATCACCTTTACAACCATAAGAACAATCATTAAGAATTGCTTCACCAGATTGACTAATGACAGTAAGTAATTTTACATATGTATCTTCCCATTCTTTAGGAATAGAAAGAACAATCATTTCTTCATCGTTCATAACAATCTAACTTTATTATTAAACTTAGCAATATCAAAACCTTTAATTTTGTCAGAGTTATTAAGTACTGCTTTATACATACTAATAGTAGTAAGTTTAAGTACTTTATCTCTGTTAACTATAAAACCTTGAGCAGCTAGATACTCAAGAGTTTTAACAACTCCTTCCTCTAGCTTCTCAAGGTTATCTATAGTGTCATTTTTGTCTATCATAAGAACATCTTATTAAGAATTAAACACTTTATTATTTATGTATATAGAATATTCATTAGTAAGAATAAGTAGTTTATTACTTATTTGACTAATTCTATTTATAGAATCTTGACCATCATAAATGATAGCAAGACATTCATTAGTTACAGCATCAATCCACTCTTCTTTTAATTTAGTAGCTACACAAATTCCATCCAATTCATAAGCAGAGAAAACATTATAAAGTTTATAATACTCTGTACTAGTCACTTTGAATAAGTTTTGTTTTATCAATACCTTATTCTGTTCAATATTGTTATGAATAATAATTTCATGACAAGTATTAGCAACAGCCCATTTAAAACTATCAAAAGCAGTACAAATAGCATTCTTTACTTTATTTCGTTCTTTAGTCTCAGCATCTTGAAAAGCTTTGTCTAGGACACCATTAAGTTTAACTACGTTTTCGCTTACTTGCTTTACAGCAGCAGCCATTTCAACGATAGGTCTATTCCGGTCTTTAGCTTTAAACAAATCAACAAGCTTAATAATAAGAGTATAAGCAAGATAAACTCCACTACTAATAAGCACTGTAATATAAGAAGTATCTTTTATAGATTCAGCTATTATATCATTGATTTGATTAAATTCTTCCATAACAAAAATAAAAAGGAGAACCTCCCCGTAGAAGATGGGATAGGTTCTCCTTGAACAACTAATACCTATTAAAATGCAAGAATAGTATCAAGCAGACCAGTAAGTGTAGTATTGTCTGTAGGAACAACAATAGCTAACTCTTGAATAGGAGCTTCGTCACGAGTACGACCATACTTTCTTGGGTACTTGAATTGGATTGAGTACATCTTATAGTTCTTATCTTCTACTTCCATAGGATAACCTGGATAAATAGAAGCACCATCACGATATACATTAGAGAAACCACGGTTCTGAGAACAGAAAGAAGCAAGGTTCTTTACATAAGCTGCGTCAAGTGTTGGAGCAACAGCAGCAGTAATAGTAACTTCAGTACCAACCAAATCATCACCGGCAATAAGATTCCAACCTTGATAATTCTTCTTAGCTTCAATAGTAACCTTAGCTTCATTTACAATTACTTTAAGACCATCAAGTTGCTCATTACCAGCTTCAATCATATTAGTGAATTGTTCACCAAGCGACTTAGCCATAGCAGCAGCAGTAGTCTTATGTGAACCATTATCTGTAACAGTCCAAGAATAACGCTCATGCTTTTCAGTACCAAGCTTAATAAGCTGAAGTGTATAATCTTTACCTGCAACAGGCTCTGGAATAGTAAGCTCTGCCTTAAACGTTGTACCTGCTTGAGGAGTAGAAATTGTAACACGTGCAGAAGCAAAATCAATAGGAATTACAACTGCTTGACTATTAGGACGACCATAAGCAATACTAAAATCAGCAGCAGGAGCAGCAGCAAGCCACTTAGAATCATCATCATTCTGCCACATACCAATAGTACCAGCAGCTACATTGGTCAAGTCTTGTGGTTTACCAGTAGCAGAAAGAACTGCATCACTAGTACAAATAAATAATTGTCTCATTATTACTTAAATTATAAATTACGTTTAACTAACGAGAATTAGGTTCATAACCTTCATCTCTAGCATTATTACGGACATTCTCACGTTGTTGCTGCTGTTGAGCACCTTGAGCACCTACAATACCACCATTAAGAGCGGTACGATACAAATCCACAGCATGTTTAACAATATCAACGTGCATACTCTCAGGAAGTTCACAATCTACGTCTGTACCACCAATGTCTTCATTAAACTTAACAATACCAGGCTTACCAATATAAGATAAACGAATTTCATTTACTTCAAGACCATCTCCAAACTTATAAGCATTTGGTGTAGTCTTAGTATTGGCATCAGGTTTATCAATGTAAAGTTCAATAGTGCTATCGTGAATAGTAGCAACAGGACTTCGAAGACTTGGAGCCATTACAAAATCGTTAATAACATCAGCAAGATATTGGTCATCTACAAGACGAATTGGGAATACATTAGTAGTAAATGAACTACCACCTTCAGCTTTAACATAATCAATGCTCAAATCTACAAGGAAGAAATACTCAATCTTATTAGGTTTACCATCATCTGCACTACCAGGAGCAGCATATACGTTATCACCTTTTTTAATTGTAGTATCTTTAGCTTCGCTAGCTATACCAAAATTATCAAGAGGAAGAATATAACTTGCAATGTAGTTAGTCTTTGCAGTAGGAAGTTGAACTTTAGCTTTCCATACTTTATAAAGACTTTTAAGAGCATTAACTTGATTAAGCTTTGAGTTATCAGTGATTACTCTATCACTGGTAGAACCAATGTTTTGAGCAATCACTTGATTTACTGTGTCCGAAATGGAGTTGTTCAGCAATAAGTCTATCTGTGAAGGCAGTATTGCTCTCACATTCTGCATACCCATTTGTTGGGCATAGTTTCTGAACATTTGGTGCATTTCAGCAATAGTCATATCTTTATCAATTAAAAGAGTTTCAATTTGTTTTCCAACTTATTCTTTAGTCCGTTATTGTCAGGATTCTTAAAGAATGCAATAGCATCATTAATATTAGCACCAACAAACAGACCATCAGGAGTATTGATTTGTTGATTATACTCTGAACGAACAAGTTCACCTCTAGTAATAAGAATTTCGATAAATGCCTTATCGAGAAGATTCTTGTCAGTAACTATAGAATTAAACTTCTTAGGGTCTTCAGTAGCGAACTTCATAAGGTCATCAACTTGTTCAAGAGCAGTCTTATTAAGACCATCAGAAATGTTAAGACCATTAGTTCTACAATACTGAATATAAGCAGCACTAACTTTACTAGGTGAAGATTGAAGTTCAACAAGACGTTCAATAGCCTTCTTACGTTCAACAATAAGTTTAACCTTACGATTCTCCTCTTTAGCAACATCTTTAATAAAGAAACGAAGAGTAGCATTACTATTAATAAACGCTTCATCTTTAGCTACATCAGGGTAGTTAAGACAATGACGCCAAATAATATATTCCTCTACGTTATCAGGCATACCATACTGGTACTTAGTTTGCTCAAGACGAGTAATAGCTTCATCACGTTTAACAGCAGCTTTATAAAGCTCTGCTTCATTAGAGCGGTCTACCTTTTCATAAGCTGCAAGAATTTTATCTTCCTCAGCTTTAACAGTGAGATAATCTCTTTTATGATTATAATGGAAAGAAATATTAAGTTCCTTATCTCCATCATTAACATCAAAGAAAATGTTATTAAGATAACCTTTAACTCTAGTAACGAAGTCTGGATGATTAGCAGCAACACCAATAATCTCTGGATAATAAGCAGCTAGCTCACCTTTATTACTCATAAGAATACGTACAGACTTAACAGAAGAACCTATAGTAGCTTTAGGCTTACCAAGAGCTTGCATATTAATTCTACGATAAGCAGAATAATTACGAACAGAAGAAATAACTACAGTCTTCTTTTCAAAATATGGAGCTTCAAGTTCTGCCTCAAGAGCAGCTTTTTCTTTAGCTTCTAATTCAGCTTGCGTCTGGTCTGCTGAAGGAGTTGAACCTTCAGCAGGAGTATTATTATTTCCACTATTTGCAGGACTTCCGATTGGAATATCAATTTTAATATCAGTCATAGCAATCAAATTTTTAAAATGTTAGAGTACACACTTAAGTTGGAAGAACTTAGTGTTACGGTCAACTTGAAGGCCGTAAGAATCCTTAACCTCATAACGAGATACGTCAATGTCTGTAGACAGAGTATTAGCAGGGAAACCACCCCATGATGCAGGAATTGGAGTAAGACCCTTAACAACTCCAGCAATATGCTCTTGACCCTTCATACGTACCTTACGAATATTATTGTGACCATCATAAGAAGATGTATCAAGCATAAATGCTTGGTGAGAAGTCATTGGAAGACCAGTACGAGGATGGATATAACCATTGTCACGAGCATTGTCTGCAAAAGTACCACGGTCAAGGAAACCAAGATGCTTGAGAGTAATCATGTGACCATCGACAGTCTTATACTGACGGAAGTAATTACCATAAGAAAGACCACTCTTAGATTCACTAATCATCTTGTCACCAAGAGGAGTAACAAAACCATTATCACGAGCATCATTCTTAACAGCACGGTCAAAGTCTTCAACAAAACCCTTACCACAAGCAAGAACTACATCCATATTACCGGTATCAGTATTGCGGTCAAGAATATCACCGATAGTACGATTCAACTTATTAAGAGTAAGTTCCTCTCCATAAGTATCATAGTTACTTTCACGACAAATCTGTTGCATACCAGCAGTATGTGGAATAGGCTGACCATTGTCTTCATCAATAAGAGTAATCTCACCGTTTACAGTCTTATTATATTCTGCAAACCAAAGACGCTCTTCATTCATAACACGTTGCTGAAGCTCAAACTGACGCATCTCCTCATTCATCCAAAGATTAGTAGTACCACCACCACTAGTCTTAAACTCATAAGTAACAACAGTATTACTAATGTTACCAGCAATCTCTTTACTATAACGATGGAACTCAAGTTGAGAAGTCATCTTACCAGGTCCCATAGTATTAGTACGATTACCCTTTGAGAAAGACTCTGGAATAGTAGGAGCAGTCAAAGACCAAAACATACCTACACCAAGATTCTGAGCTACATTAACATAAGCATTTGGATTAGGATTTGTAATACGAAGACGATACAAATAACCACCATGAGAACCATGACCGAGGTCTTTCATAATACGAACTTGAGTTACACCATCAGGAGCAATCAAACCATACTGCTCAATGAACCAGTGTGTCTTAAACTCAACTTCAAAAGTAGCACCACCTTTACCAGGAGTAGTATTAGCAGTGTTAAACCAAAGTACAGAATCATTGAACTTCATACGACCCATAGTCTTCCAAGTCCAATCAGTAGTAGCAATATCTACTACACCAGCAGTACCTTGTCCTTCTGTAAGGAAATTAAGTGGGAATCTATCATCATCCATACCAAAAGTATAGGTGAGCATAGAATTAATCTCACTAGGTTTGGTAAGCATAAGATGAGCAATAGTTTCCTCATTAGAATAACCACGGTCATCATAGTTACCACGTTGCACTTCACGAATTGCGTACATAGTTATTAATTAATTAATTAAACATTTAGCTAAATTGAATATTATCAATAGCTTTATTATTATTAGTTTGTGGCTTAGTAATTCGTACAGCACCATGACCTTTATTTCCTTTGCTAACGAGCTTTAAGGTTTTAACCTGCTCATTATTAATAGCCATTTTAACAAGGTCTTTATAAGTTCCACCTGTGAACATTAACCAAGCACTAAGTAATTCTTGATTAGTAGCTTCCTCTGGAGATTGATTAGCAAGAGCACGCTCATAAGCGGTAGCAATATTACCATCTTCATCTTTAAGACCACGAGAAAGATAATCATAAAAATCATTTGGAGTAACAGTAACTTTTTGTCCATTAACTTCTTTAACAAGAGATTCAGGAAGTTTGTATCCTCCAATTTCACGTTTATCAATAGTATCTTTAATACCTTTCCAATAAGCAATAGTTTCAGCTTCTTGTTTCTGACGATAAGCTTCAGCTTGTTTAGCTTCATTCTCATCACGTTGCTTATCAGCATTTTGAAGGTTAGCAAGTTGAGCTTTAGCTTCATCATAAAGACCACCAGAATCTTTAAGATACTTAATGTAATTATCATTAAGAGAAGCATTGCCAAATTCTCTAGCAGCAGCTTTAATAATAGCAATCTGTTGCTCTTCAGACTTCTCATCAACAGTAATACCTGAACGGTCAGGACGTTCACCAAAACCACGAGGGTCACCACCATTTACAGTAAGATAATCAACAAACTGCTTGAGAATAGGATTGTCAACAAATACTTTATTTACAGCAGCAGAAGCTACTTCATTAGATTTAAGTTCAATAGCAGAATTGATATAATTCTTAACACCTTCAATATCGTCAGTAAATTCAACTGGATTACCATTCTCATCAGTAATATCAATATTCATAGCTTTACGAATATTTTCAATATTTACCTCAGCTCCAGGTTCATCAACTTCAAGTGATTTAATCCACTCATCAACATCTTTAGCTTCTTTAAAAACTTTACCATCTGCATCTACAAGGTCTCCATTTTCAGCAACAGTATACTTTTTGCCTTCAAACTCGACATTTGTACCTACCTCAAGACCCCCCGTAGAAGAGTTGGATGGATTGTCTTTGTCATTATCCTTATTGTCAGGATTGTCATTGGCATTATCGGGGTCAGGATTATCTTTATCATTTCCATCACCGTCTTTACCGTCACCATCTTTATTATCACCAGAGCCATTACCACCGTCATTATTGTTATCAGTGCCGCCTCCGTTACCTTGGTTATTATTGGCGTTAGTACCACTACCATTACCACCGCCATTTCCAAAATCAATATTATCAAGTTCAACCATCAAACGATGATGCTGACCGAACCCAATACTATTACGAAATACAAACATAGCTTTATAATTTAAATGATTAATAATACACTAACACTTGTTAGTTGCTGCAAAAGTAATACCTTTATTTATAGTATGAAGAAAAGCATAAGTTATTTAACTATCATTATTAGAAGTTTCAGCAAACCGATTATTAGTAGAATAAAGGTTATTAATGTCATCAGTTTGAGCATGAGTTTCTTATGTAACTCCAGTACTCTAACCTATTGTTTGCATGTGTTCTCAAGTGGCTTTGTTTGTTACAAACATTCAAGTACATGCAATTTCCTTAACGTACAATCAATCCAATCTAAGTGGCTTATAAGTTAATCAGCTATTTATAGATAACGTCTCAGAATTGAATTTAAAATATTAAATAAAATTTTATCACGTAAAATAAAAGGAGCAATACTCTCACGAGCACTACTCCTACACATAATATAATCAATAAAACAAACAATTTATTTCTTATCGTACTTATTCTTATTTGTCTTTGCTATCTTTAATTGATTAGCCATTTCTTCTCTCTTTACTTGACGGTCAGCAGCTTTATTATAAGCATCAATAGCTATCTTCTGTCTTTCAAGTTGAAGTTTAGCAGCTTCAGTAGCTCTCTTACTTTCTTCTTGAATACGAGCTAATTGATTCTTAGCATATTCATCATTTTGAGGATTTGTATCACCAAGCAAAGCTATATCACCTTTAGCGTATTCAAGCTGCAAATCGTATTGTGCTTTAAGAGCAAGTGTTTCTCTATCTTGTTCACCTTTAGCAGCAATCTTTTGTAATTCAAGTTGATTAGCTTGTTCTTGAATAGCTTGGTCCATTTGTTTCATTTGTTCTTCATGTTGTTGCTTTAATTGACTAAACTTCTTAACAGCATCACTAATAGCAGCAACATTATCTCCAGTAATAGCAGCAAGAGCAGAATCCAAATCTCCATTTTGTGCGGCACTAAATGCCCACTGCTTTAATTGCTGAATCTTATCCATTTCCTTAGCATTGTTTCTAACAGTAGTACTAAGGTCAGAACCAACAAATGAATTTACATCAAGACTAAGATAATGTTTCTTACCGGTTGTTTTATCAATATAAGATGTGTCTAGACCTTCAATATAAGCACATTTAGCAAAGTCTAAATCTCTATTATAATCAGCACATCTCATTTGGTCAAACATTTGAAATATTACAACAGAACCAGTACTTGATTGTGCAACAGCAGTTTGCGTAGTAGAAGCTCCAGCAGATTGAGCAATCTGTCCATAACGTTGAGCATTCATATCAACAAGTTCACGAGCTTCAAGTTTAATAGCTTCTTTTAGATTACTAAGTTCTGTAATATATTGACCCATATTTACATTAAGTAATCTAATGTTTTGCATCTTAACTCCTGCTGCATCTTCTTCATCATCAATAGGAAGTACACCATCAGCAGCCATTCTATATATAGCATTCTCTGTATTATTAGATACAAGAGACTTAGGCAAAAGCATAATAAGCATTTTATTCTTTGCTATTACCATTTCTTGATGATAAGAAACTATATTACGAAATACTTGGAAAGGAGTAATAGTTTCAATGATACTAAACTTACCAAAATAAGGAAGTACTTCCATGATACCATTATAAGGAAGTTTACCTTTACGTTCATAAAGTATAGGTCTAGCTTTAACAGGATAGATACCAGTAAATCTAGTTCCTATTCTATAACCTTCATAAACTTGAGGTTTATATTCCCATTCAATACTAATATCACCAGCTTCTTTATTCAACTCATAATCTTCTTCTACAACTCTTTGTTCCTGAAAACCAAGTTGATTTACAAAAGTAAGAATACCTTGACGAGCAAAACCTTTCCAAACTACATGCCAAACTTCGTAAAGATTACCATTACGAGCACTAGGATGTTCATCTTTAGTTCTAAATAATTTACGTTCTTCATCAGTAAACTTATCACAAACATTAGCATAATGCTCAAAGTATTGGTCATATCTTAAAGGAACAGTCCTTGTAGCATAAGCTGCATCGTTATAATACTTATCAAGGAAACTTCTATCATTATCATCAAGATAATCATCAAAAGCATCAAGAATTTGATTATAACTCATCTTCATCTTTCTAGCAAACATATCATGGTCTTCAATCATATATTCACTATTAGGAATAGGATAAGCTTCCATCAAAGGAACACATTCTTTAATAATTTTATCTCCTCTAAGTTCAGTATATGTATAACATTCACCAAAAGCACAATAATTAAAGAATGCAGTAAGATAAATATTAAGGTCATTAGTAATATCTCTAATATAATTAAGAATATCTTGACCTTGCTTACTTTCTTTATCTATATACTCCTGGTTGAAGTTGTGCATAAATTCCTCTGGGTCAGGCATAACATCTTGAGGATTTATAGCTTCTACAGATTGACCTTGACCTTCAGCTTGTTGAACAGCAGCCTGATAACGTTTTTGAAACTCTTTTTGAAATGCTTGTTGAGCAGCTTCCATAACTTTTTGTTTAAGAGCAGCATTTCTATTAAATACTATATCAGGATTATTAGCTCCTACAACAAAATCATGAGGATTTTTAAAATACTCTCCTATATATCTACGTATAATATCAGACATAATATCATAGTTACGTAGAGTAGCAGGAAAGTTCTTAAAACGTTCCTTACTAGCATTATAAGGATTAAGAGTTTTTCTATAAAACTCTTGAGGTAATTCACCATGTAGAATACGAATCTTAGTTTCAGTATCACTACGGTCATTCATACTAATTCCTAAACCAATAATATAATCAATACTATTAGTATACCAATAAGGCTTTGCTTTCTCTTCAGCACTAACCTTTTGTTTAGGAAATTGATAAGTTAAATTGTTATTAAACATACATATATTTATTTAGTTAATTATGAAACAAACCAATCTCTATCCCAGATATTATCATTATAATTTTCAATAGTAGCTTTCTTACGATGAGCAAGTTCTTTAGTAGCTTCTACATCATCAAGTTTCCATTGAAGTGCATGTATCAACATTTCAGATACTCTATCGAAGTTACCTTTATCGTTCCATTTAAGAAGTTCAAGTACAGTTTGATAATCATAAATAGTCTGAAAGAAATAAAGAGGTGTACCATCAAGTTTTTTACCAACTTCACTATACAACATTTCTTTAAGTAATCGAAGTCCTTCAAGAACTTTAGTAGTACCTTGACCGCTACCACCACCCATATTTATACCATAAGATGCAGTAACTTTAGCTTTAATAGAACTATCCCAAAGTTCTACTGGGTCTTTCATTAAATACTTTAAAGCTTTCCATTTAGTGAAATTACTAACAGTTTCACCACGGTTAACCTCAACACCAGTAGTACCAATACAATTATAATAAACAGCCATAAAGTAACATATTCTATCAGCTTCTTCAAGTTTCTCAGGACGACCATAATATGCACATACTACTTTACCTTTAAAGCCATTATATTGTGTAGGGTTCTCCCAAACTTTAATACTATTATGAGAATGTTTATTAGTGATACCACTAGTTTCTTTATTTACACCTACAGGGTCATAACTTATAGAATATTGACCTTTTGGAATACCAACTTCATATTTACCATTTTCGTTAACATGATTAACTCTAATAGGTTCAAACCATTTACGAACACAACCATGTGGATGTTCATGTTGTTTACGAGGTACACCTTGAATCCAATCAAAGAAATCTTTGTTAAACTTACCTCCTTCTGCTTTAATACGAGCATTAGTTTTAAATATTACTTTACCATCAGCATCTTCAAAGAACATACCATCATCAGATATATTAGTGTAAGCTGGGTCATTTTTAAGTACTTCTTCCCAATTCATTAAAGCTTCAGAACTAAATAAGTTTTCACTAGTAGAACTAAATGATTCACTAGGCATATTAGCATACTGACCTAAGTAATTAATATAATCACTAAAAGTCTTACTATGAACTTTCTTATCAGTACGTTCTTTATAAGCAATTCTAAGACCCATTTCAATGTCAGAATTACCATCAGCATCCATAGCATATCTATCACCAATCTGACCTTGAAGACCCCAACAATAAGGTTTAAAATAACCACAAACTTCATTACGAGAATCTTTATCCCAAACATTCTCAAAAGCTATAAAATGAAAAGCAGATGGATTATAGAAGTTACGTTCAAATGTTTGCATATTACCACTAGTAGCAGTACCCCAAGCAAACAAGTTACCTGTAACATAACTACCAGTACGCATAGCAGGTTCAGTAACATTCATGTACTCATCGAAGTTTTCCATAGTAGAAACCTCCTCAGTCTTAACACTAACAGCATCCTTACCAATAGCACAATCAGGATTGTTATTAGCAGAAGCACTAAACAGAGCACTATTCCAACTATTTGGACTAATATCACCATTAGGAAGTTTAAAGCCTAAAGTAAAGTTTTCAGCAGCACGAGAAAGAATACCACGTTTAAAGAAAGTCTTATTCTCATAAAAATAAAGATTACGAATAGTAAAATCAGTAAGACCACCACGCTTAGTAAGATACTTACTATCAGCAGCAACATGAATACAAACTTTATTAGGTTGAAGATTTATCTTATTGGCACTATGACTAGCCATAATATAAGAGAAACCACCACGACGAGTTTTATCAATAAGAAGATGAAAACCGTTAAGTTCACAAAACTCTATAATAGTAAATGTCCAAAACTGAGCATCTATAAATTTAGGAAAGTCTTGTTTCTTCTTAGCAACAGAACCTTTATCAGTATGAATAATAGTCTTTTCATCAAGCTGTTCAATAATAGTATAATTCAGATAATTATACATATCTCCACTAATATGGAGATTACGAACTTCACCATTACGCATAAAACATGGAGCATCAAATCCATGTTTACGTCTATACTCTTCTCTTTTACGTAATTGACGATGAGGAATACTATCTTCTTTATATAAAGTATATTTCTCACCATTTATATGATATAGAGAAGCCATCTCAGTAAGAAGATTAGTATTAACAAACTTATCTCCTTTACGTATATCAAGAAGAAAGCCACCACTTTCTCCAATCATAAACAAATCATTAGGGTCTTTATAACCTGCTTCTTTAGCATGTTTATATTGTCCATGATTATCGTTTATATATTGAAGAAAAGGGTAGCTTTCAATATACTTTTCTACAGTATGATTATCACTCATTTTATTAAACTTAAAATTAGTAATATAATAGCACCAGCAGCACTACAACAAGCAACATTACGTTGTTTTGTTACTTTCTTACATGACCTATCCAATAGTATATATCTTTGTCTAGCTTGTTCTGCAAGAATACTATCATTTCTAATAATTTGTCGAAGATTCTTATTAATATCTTTTTCATAACTTAATTCTATTAGTTTAGCATTAGCTTTACGAATATCACTAATTGCTATAGTTACACTATCTTGTTCTATCCTCCCCGTAGAAGATGTTAATGATTTACTTGATGAGCTTATAGAACAACTTAATAGTACTATCATTATCAAGAGTTTTAACTTCAATAACTTTTGCATTTTTAATACTATCTAAATTATTAACTTCAATTCTTAAACTATCGTTATGTTTCTGTATTTCAACATTCTGTTCAACAACAGTATAAGTCTTTTTATTATCTATAAGACTAATAATTGCAATAGCACTAATGCCAAAAACAAAAAACATTGCTGCACCTTTAATAATTTCTTTAATTAAACTCATTACTTAAATACTTACTAAAAGGTTTATAACTATGAAGACTATTAATAATTTCTTTATCAACATCTTCTTGAATTTGAGAAGGACATATAAAACCAACATTCTCTTCAGGAATAACAGTTTTAAAACCTATTGGTGTAGGAAGAGTATCTATGCCATTGTCTTTAGAACAAATATCACGAATAGCTTGTTCTAATTCTTTAATAGTAAAAGTACCTTGAACTACACCATCAACAAGAATACAAGCCATTATAAATCCTCCTCATTAATTAAAGTATAAGTAAATAGTTTACCATATCCTTGACTAATTTGTCTATGAGCAAGTTTCATAAGAGTATCAAAATCTTCTTTATTAGCGAGAACTTGACAACCAGCAGACCAATTATCAACTCTAGTAGAATGTTTTCCGGCTTTATGAATATTGATACCAAATGTACCTTCTTCTATAGTCTTTGGATTGAAATCATAAACAGCATCTTTATTATTATCTCTATAAACTTTTACAGGTTTATATTGAACAATAGCTTCATACTTGCCTTTATGATAACCAAGTTTCCAAGCAGAACGATATTGACCAGGAACAAGTATAGCACAACCTTTATAACTTACAGGTTTAGTCATACTAGTAATACCAGGCTCAGTAGTAGCAGCAAATATATTTCTAGATTTGATACCATACATATCGATATATTCTACTACAATAACATCATCAAATTTATTAGTAACATTATTGCCAGCATTTCTAATACCAATAATGTTAAGATTATACTTACCTTTATTAAAATAGGCATATCCTTTATTGATGAGTATTTTGCTGAAATCAGCTTTACTTGCTTTATTAAATAATTTTTCATTCATATCTTTTATTGTTTTGTTAACCAATCAGGATTAGGAACCATACCAAATAATCTTTCTAGACCATCAACTACTTCTTTAGATTTTTCACTAATTGGGTCTTTATATTTATTACGTTTATTATTTCCCATAATCTTATTGTTTTAATACACCAAATACACAAAATGTTCCAGTTTCTGGAAAACCTTTACAAACATATTTAATATTACCAACTTCTTCAACATGAAGAACTCTAGTATTAATTCGTCTTCTTCTTGTCATATTACCATTGTATTTCAGTTTGTGGAGTTAATAAACCTTGTTTATTAAGTTTAATTCTTCTATCTTGAAACATAGCATCTATTTCATTACGAATATAATTAATCTTAAACCAAGTAACAACTTCCTTACCTTCTTTATCAATCTTATACATACCATGAACATCACGATAAGGCATACCATATTTATTCTTTTCAAAAGGAGTTTGAATATGACAAAGACCTAGACCAACACAAGGAATACCTAATATCATTTCAGTCATTCTAGCATAAGTAGATAATTGCATAGTATAATGATTACCATTACAATTTTCTAGATGAGCAAAAGGAGGTAACATAAATTCATGAGTATTACACCATTCACTAGTAAGTTGAATAGGTTTAGTAGTTTTATCTTTACGATAAAAACCACTAGTAAAATGAAGACCGTCTTTATTAGTTTTCCAATCAAGAATAACAAATCTATCAGGTCTAACACAAAGAACATCTATAGTACCACTAAGAAGTAACTCTGGAACAAATACTCCAATTTCAGAATAAATAGTATATCCTTTATTTACATAATATTGAAATACTTGATATATTTCAGGATACTTATTATTAGTAGCTTCTTTAAACTGTTCTATATCTAGAGGATGTGCTCTAAGATTAGGAATATCAGCTACAGTTATACATCTACCACTTTTAACTTGATTAAGATATTGAATAGCATCTTTAAACATACTACTTCCTTTAATACCATCTTCAAGTCCATTATGTGTAGCTGTACCACGTTCACAAGCTTCTTTAGTTATTCTTTCCCATTCAGCTTCAAGTTTACGTTCAGTAATACCACGTTCTTTAGCTTTCTTTCTAAGCCAATACTTCTTATCAAACTTAGGACAGTAATTCTCTATATTAGTAGTTACACTAAGATATTCATTACCTAAAGAATCGGTATATTTATGTGGACCTTCATCAAAATAAAGAAAGTTATTTTCATAAATACTATTCATAACTTAAACAATATAATGTTAAACATAATCAGCAGCATTCATACTACTAGTAATAGCACCACCACCTCTAGCTTTTTCAGACTCTTTTTCATACATAAGATTTTCCTTAGCTTCATTCAAAGATTTTAAAGTCTTAGGAATCTCAGATGTTTTAGCAGTAACTTTATCTACTAAATCTAAAAGAGTACTTACATTCTCTATAGTTAAATTAGCTCTATCTCTAAGCTTTTCATTAAGCAAAGCGTTAATAGAATCAACTGCAATATTTACATTATGTAGAGTTTTAAGAAGATTCTCAACAACTCTACCAGCTTCTCCTATATTTTGAGCATAATATCTTTTGATTATCTTCAAAACAAGAGCACTAGGTATATAGTTAGATGGAAGACCAGCTTGTTCTATAGCCATTTTAAGAGCTTCAGCATCACTTAAACCACTTTGTTTTGCAGGAGACTTAGGGTCTCCAAGATAATAAATAACTATACAGTCTTTTACATAACCAGACTTATCTTTAGACTTATCTCTAGTATAAAGCTCTCTAACGTCTTTATCTATTAACTGACGAATAGTTGGAGCTTCAGGCATACCATTTTCATCAATAAGTAAAAGATTATCTATTATTAATCTATTTCGTTGCATGGTTCAGAATAATTTAAACAACCTAAACAATAAAATCTAATATTAGCATAATATTTACCACGACGTTCAACACATTTCCAATAAGTTTTACCATTCTTATTAGCCATACGTGCAACTTGATAATTATATACTTTTGCTTCATTATCTCTAATAACAGCTTCTCTCATCATTGCAGCTCTGAAATTTTCAAAGTTTTCAGGAGTCATGATTTCTTTAGCAGCATCTAGAGTTTCTTTATTTTCAGCATAAGCTTTTGAACCAGCTTTTCTTTTAATCTTACCAAGATAAGGAATAGCAGTAACTTCATCAGCTTCTAAATGACGTTGAGCATCTTTTTCAAGTTGAACTAGAATCATCATGGCAACATCCTTATCTATAATATTATCATCTATAGTTTTAAGTATAGATGCTTTATTTTCAATAAGAACTTGTTTACCAGTAGAACTAGGAAATTTACCTTCTTCTAAACCTTCATCGTTTATTTTATATTTCATATTAGTAATATTATTAACACTATAATATGAAGCTTTGGGAGCATAAGCTCCCTTAGCTTTTTAAGCCTCCCCGTAGAAGATGTTCAATGTAGAATTACTTACCCATATCAGTTTCTCCAGCATCAGGAGCAATATAATATTGACTAACAGGAACATACTTTCCTACAGAACCATGAATATTACAAACTGGAACAATCTTAAAATCTACGAAATAAGTAGGAACTTTAACTGCCATAAGTTTCTTATTTAAATCAGAATTAGTTTGAAGAAGATTAAGTAAGAAACCAGGAGTAAGAGCATTAGCAGGAGAATTAACATGATGTCCCATAGCAATATCACTAGGAGAAATAACTATAGTTTCACCAAGTTTAATGTCTTTAATAAACTCATCATCAGTATTACTCTTAATCATAACAGCAACACCACTAACACTTGCATTCTTGTTCTGTCTACTAACACTTACAATAGTAATAGGACGCTCTTTAAATACAACTGCAATAAGAGCATAATTCTTACTAACATTAACATGCTTAACGTAATCAGCAATTACATTCATGTCAACTTCACTCATACTAGTAGGCATACGAAAGGTCTGATTAAGACCAAGATAATTAACTTTTAAATCAACCATAACTTTATATTTTAAATTAATACTTTGAATAGTGTCCGTACTATTAAGTTATTTCAGCCTACAGAAATTAACTTAGTAAATAGTAATACTGTAGGTGCTAGAAATACTGCTGCAAATATAGATAATAATAATGAAAGTAATAATAGTATTAGTAATAAATTATAATTAGTTAAACGGAATTAACTAAATTTGATAATTATCAGCACGATTAGTAAGTAAAGTAATAGTAAAATCAATGCGATAATTAATTAAAAGTAATGGTGATGATAATGATAAAAGTAAAACAAGTAGTAGTAATAAAGAAAACTATGAAATAAGTAATGATAGTAATGATAAAGAATGTATTAGAGATGATAGTTATAATGAAAGAATAAGGTAATGATAGTATAGAAAATTATATTTATGATTGTAAGGGAGAGGGTATTACTAGCAACCCCCGGTCATTAAGATAAAGATTGAATGCCCCCGCCTACTCATCAACAACTGAAAAATCTTAGTCATGCAACAACTAAAAAAGTTTTGGCTGGAGAAGGACTTCGGCTAACTAGTCGTGTACTAGTTTGTTTTATTAATTCCAAACTTATTATAAAATGGAGACAACAATTGTTACAGCGAATGTTATTCGCAATGCTGAGACTGGTACTAGAGTGATTAACCTTGCTACATCTGAGGAGTTTGAGTTCTTAGATAGAGCAAATGCTTTTGCTCATGGCAAACGTAAGATGCTCAACATTAGTATGAAGCAGTTTATGCACTTCATCAATGAAGCAAACAGTGATATTGCTGATGATGTTGCATTTACTCTTATGGCTACTGACCCTACTGATGCACAGATTGAGGACATTCTCATGGGTGCTAAAGTGGATATTGAGCAGACTGAACGTAGTGCTGGTGAACAGTATACTGATGGAAATGGTCAGACTGTTATTGCTACTTATGATTCTATTCATATTAGCAAGTTTGATTTGCTCAGTGTTTCTGCTGTTGGTCGGTTTGCCCTAGATTATGATGGTGATGCTACGACTTATGCTACTTGCAAATCTCGTAGAGTTGCTTGGACTGCTACTCGCAAGAGTTTGCGTTAATATGGTTGCTGCTCTAGCTTAGGCTAGAGTGGCTTCTCATGTTGCTACTAGTCAACAAGAAAAAACAAGTACTCGACAAGAACTAAAAAAGTCTTGTCAACAAGAACAAAAAAGGCTTTGATGTGGAAATGGCTTATAGTGAAAGTAAGCGTTCTACTGCTAATAAAAGTATTAATAAAAAATAGGAGAACTATATTATGAATAAAACAATGATTTTAGCTATTCTTGTAGCTTATAAGGCTTTTAATGATAAGAGTCTTACTATTGCGGTTAATGAACATAACTGTAAACATGTACTTGATGATGTAACTATTGGTAATATTAATAGTGATAATATTAGTGTTTTAGCCTATAATAATGGTGATATTTATTGTAAAACTATTGATATTAACAATATTACTGGTATTCAGTTTCAATAATATGAATGTTAGTGATATAGATTATGAGGATATTTATAATAATATTGATGATTATGAATATCCTTATAATCGTATTAATCGAAGTGATTTGTAGGTATAACATTAACGCACGCACGTACACGCACGCACATGGGTTATATAAAAATAAATATATAATATAATAACGCAGTTATTATATATTTATTTTATATATAACCTTAGTCGAAGCTAGAACGTAGTGAAAGCTGAGGTGTTATTGTACTTACTAGTAATAACTATAAAATAAATAATGATTATGATTAAACTAAATAGTGATAAAGGCAGAGAAATTGTAAGTGATTATATTTCTGCTTTAAATGGTGATGCAGAAGATACTAAATGGGCTTATGATAAACATAAAGCTGAGTATGATACTTATGATGATGAATTAAAAGCTAGTGTTGATGAGTGTTTTGATTGTATTTAATGTGTAACTGAAGGTGAGAAAGTTAAAGATAGTGTTGCTGAGACAGTCCCACTTTCTCATCTTCTTTAAATTAATAATACTCATGATTATACTATTAATCTCACTTATAATTATTCTATTTGTTACTGTAATTATTGATGTTATTCTTTATGATTATGATGTTTCTTATCGTACTCATAGAATACTTGCATATATAGTATATTTTACTTTATTTGCAATTCTAATAGTATCATTAATTACTTGTGTATCAACTAGTAATAGCAGTTATAAATCTACTTCAACTATTCCTATAGTTAATCCTATACTATTGCCTGTTCATTAGTATAGTGCTTTTCGCGTAGATGATATTACTATAGCTGATACTCAGATGTTTAACTCTTAAACTTATTAATGTTATGGATATTGATTTATTTAAATATATACTTAGACTATCAGTCATACCTATGTTATTTGTAAGTCTTTTACTTATTACTCATGGTACTGATGATGGTATTAATGTAGTTAATGTGATTGGTATTGTACTGCTTATTATAAGTGGTGCAATTATTATTAATAATGCTAGTAAAGATAAAGATGAAGAAAGTAAGTAAATCTACAGCTTTTGTGCTGTTAATATTAGTAGCTACTACTGTTAGTAGCACTATTAGTTTAGTTAATGCTGTTACAGCTAATACTAAACTTCGTAAAGAAGTTAAAGCTTATAAAACTTATTATAATAATTCTGAAGCTTTGTTTGAAGAAATAGAGGATTATAATGAAAATCTCTTTGATACTGATAAAGCTATTAATTATTATGAAGCTAAAAATAGACTTCCCATTTCCAAATAAATAAAGTTCTGTTACTAGTACGGTCTGTGAAGATAGTACTAGTTTATTTATTAATTTTATTAATGTAATTATGGGTAAAACTTTTAAAGATTTTGATAGTGAAGGACGTTTTAAAGGTGTATATCTTAGTAAGTATTTAACTGATGAAGAAAAGGCTAAAGTAAAACGTTTTGCTAAACTAGATAAATAAGATATTCGTGTTAATAAACATATTATAAACATTTTAATCATTTAAATTATGGACACAAAGAAAGTTATTAGCCAGCTGATGGCAATTAAGACTAACAATGTAGTCAAGAATTTGGTAGTACGTAACATTAATATTACCGAGTGTGAAACTTATAATAGAGTTGCTATTACTCTTGATAAGCCAGTTAAAGCTATGGTTGCTCAAGAAGATGGTAGTTATGTTGAAGGTGAGAGTAATATCATCTTCGTTGGTAACTATTCTATTGTTGGTGCTCTTAGAGAGAATGAGGATGTAGCATTTGCTGGTAATCATTTGATTCAGCATCCTAAAGCTCTTAATGTAGTTCTTAGTGGTGCTAAAATTAACATCATTCAAGAAACTGTAAGTGCTGGACAGGAATATACTAATCCATTTAGTAATAATGCTACTCCTACAGTAGTTCAACATGATAGTTTTTATAATCATGTATTTGATATTCGTCTTAGTGCTTTTGGTCTTAAAATGCTAGACAAATTAGCAGAGAAGATGATGTTTGGTGACATTTAATAATAACTATAAGTAGTAGTGCTAGAAATAGTGCTACTACTATTTATTAATTTAAATAAGGAGAACTTATGTGTACAAGATATTATTTCGTGAGTAGTAGACTTAAAGAACATGCTGATGGAAGTCTTATGATTTCCACTAGTAAAGGTTTTACTCATGCTAAGAAGATAGCTAAGTCTAGGTTTAAGACTTATGGCTATAAAGGTAGAATAGTTAATATTCATCCTTTTAGTGTTAAGACTGCTAGTATTGTTTAAAATATAAGTTAATCTAGCCGCCCCGTAGAATATATGATAGATTAAATTCATTATCTTTGCATTGTAATTAATAATAACAGTTATGATACAAGATAATGAATTTGATTATAATGCTCAAGATATTGACGCATTCTGTACTAGTCATGATATTGACGATTATGACTTATTTGGTGAAATTATGGTTGGTGATGATGCTAACTATGATGAACTTAGTGATAATATATTATACGAATAATTAAAACATAAGAGTATTATGAAAGAAAAAGAATTAAGTTCTGCTGATAAATGTCGTAGAACAAAGCTCCGTAAAAAGAGTATTGATGAATTAGTTAATATCATTCTTCGTAAAGATGATGTTGAACGTAAATTAAGTAAGACTATTGATACTTATAAGAAGCTTCAACTTACCAATGAAAAGAGAATTGAAATTCTTAAAGATTCTCTTGATAAGAGTGAAGAAATTCAAAGAAATCAAGAGAAAACTATTTATTCACTTAACACAACATTAAGTAATAAAACTACTAATATTAACATTCTTGAAGAGCATAATAAAGCTCTTTATGGTAGAATTGATTCTCTTGAGAAAACTATTAAGGCACGCAATAAGGAAGCACGTATATTATTTGCTACTATTGTTGCTCTTATAATTAGTGTTATTATTCTATTTTTCATATAATAGTTTCACATAAAATCTGGTGTTTACAAGTGTGTAAACGTATTCATAAATTTATTATTAAAGGATATACCACTATTGCTTGTGAAAGTAGTAGTGGTTTTTTTAATTTTAATAGATACAATTATGGAAGAAAATGTTATAACTGGTATTGTAATTGCTGGTAATATATATAATGTTATGGCTAATGGGGTTAAATGTCCTCAATGTGCTGTAAAAGACCTTTGTCTTAAAGGTAAATTAGGAACTAAAGTGCAGTTTGACTGCGCAAGTGTTCATCTTGAAAAAGTTAATATTGCACCTAATAAAGTTGATATTAATATCTTGAAAAAAATCCATGCCGATTATTATGCCTAATTTTGGTATAAGTACTGTTAGTAGTGGTAAAAAATGTAATATTTAAATTATGAGTAAAGATAGAACTAAACTTCCTGATGCTCCAAGTACTATTATTCTTAGTGATGATGTACTTGATGATATTTACTCTGATATGCAGGCTGACCAGGCAATTATGCTTGAGCAGTCCGGTATTTATGAGTAAATTCGATTTTTGCATATTTTCCTAAGTTTCATGGCTCTCAATTAATTTAGCTGATAAGTTTATCAGCAAATTAATTTGAGGGCTTCATATCGCAAAATAAAATATTAAATAAAATGATAATTGTAACTCAAGCTCAACTTAGGAATAAAGACACTGAAGCTATGGTGCTTTTACGTAATGAAATTAAAGCTAGTTTTAATACTAATGCTATTGATTATTTTACTATAAGTGCTGTAGCTGAAATTCTATATAATAAATTTAAGCATAAGAAACATGATATAATATATCATACAGTTGTTTCTTATGACGGTATTAATAAACCATTTAAAATAAGAATTAATTATGCCATCAAATAGAAGTAACGTTGAAAGAGGTAAAGCATTTGCCATTGGTACTAAAATTGAGGATAATGGCAAATTATATGAAGTAACAGAAAGTAATCAATGTTGTGATTGTTCTCTTGCTGCTATTTGTTCTAGTAGTGATGATAAGTTTAAAAGTAAACTTATGGAAGCTTATAATAAAGGTTTACGTGAAGTAGGTAGAAAAATTCTTATAGAGAATAATATTACTCCTAATAAAACTATAGATATAGCTTGTACTCCTATATCATTTGAACCAATTAGTGCTAGAATTAATAAAAATAACGAAGTTATATTGATTGGTTATTTATATCAAGACCGTACTGATTATAAAGTTAGAAAAGAATATAAATTAAACGATTTATTTTAATGATTATGGAAAATATTAAAGAAGAAACTATTTCTTATTTTATTAAATAAGCAGATAGTGCTCGTATTGATTATAATAATAGAATTAAGAATTTAACTAATAAATTCTTTAGTGATAATCATATTCCTCTACAAGTAGACGATAAAGTTATCTGTAATGTAAATAAAAATATTTATGGAAAATCTCATATTAATGCTGTAATATACAGAATAATAATAGATAGAAATAAAACACCAAGAATTATGTGTTTTACAGATAAAAGTACATATATTTATTGTAATGTAGAAGATGTAAAGAAAATATAATCATCTTATTGATGAAATAACAATAGTATTAATTGATTAATATAATAAGGTTATGAGAACACCGTTTATTCCTTTTCATAATAGTGAAACTCTTAATACTAAAGCTGGTTTTAAATTAATATATAATACTATGCTTGCTACTAAAGATTTTCATAAAGCTCTTAATGTTATATTTGGAGTTAGAAAACATAATCTTATGTGTGCTCAAGATATGATTAGAATACTTAGAGCTAAATATGATAAAGAAAAGCATGATTATATTCATGCTGTATTAAATAATAATAGTATTAATTAAACTTTTTGTAAAATGGCAAAGAAACATGATGAAAGAAAGGATTTAAAGTGTGTATCAAGAGTAGCTGAGATTAATGGTAATCGTATCATTGTTCCAACAGATGCTGTAATTGCTATTCATACTTGGGGTAGAATTGACTTCTTAATTCATTATTGTGGTTACATTCTTTATCGTGCTAAAACGTTAAAGCTAGTAATCTTAATTTTGAAGATGCTAGTGTAAGTGCTAGGGAAGCTAAGAAGATTAAGAAAGAACATAAATTAACAAACAAGAAGAAATGAATGTAGATTATTCTAAGCTTAAATTTGTATTTAAGCCTAAAGCTTCTACTAAACGTAGAGCACCAACTGTACTTCCTAATAAGAAGTTAACTAAATTAGTTCCTGGTCAAGTTATTCAAGATGAACAAGGTAATTTTACTGTTCGTATTAAGTACTTTGATTATATTAATAGACTTACCAAAGATACTAATATAAGTGATGTAGGTAAAGATGGAGTAACTCTTCCTTTTACTGAAGATTCTTATGATTTAACTAAATGTGAACGTATATTTACTAGAGTTGGTCAAAGAAATAGACAATACATTAGTTTACTTCTTAGTGAAAGTGATAGAATATTCAAGAAAGCAGACCCTAATCGTTATGTACCTTTTTGTCATAACTGGATTTGTTCTTGTTGGATTGTTAGAATTGATGGTAAACTTTATGCTAAATTCAATAGAATTTTAACTCTAGTTGGTCATGATTATAATGTTAAACATTTAATAGATGATGAGGAGGATATATAATGAGTAATACTGATGAATTTACTATAAATACTCCTAATAAAAATAGAGCTAAAAAGTTTACTTTTACTGATGACCAAACAAAAGCTTATAATGGACTTATTAAGTTCATTAATGAACCTTATAATCCTAAAGATTTTAAGCGTGCTTTGATTGGTCCTGGTGGTACTGGTAAAACTTTTCTTCTTAAAGCTTTACTTCAAGATTGTAACATACCATTCTCTGAAATAGGATTAAGTGCTCCAAGTCATAAAGCTTGTAGAGTTCTTAAAAATAGTATTATGGGTACTCATTGTAATGTTAATACTATTCAATCTGATTTTGGTTTTAAACCTAATTATGATATTGAAAAGTTTGATATTAACAATGTTACTTTTGCTTCTTATGGTCGTATAAAGATTGAAGATTATCGTCTATATATAGTAGATGAAAGTTCTATGCTTAATCGTAGTCTTGTTACTTATATTGATAAGATGATGAAAAAGTATAGTATTAAACTTATACTATGTGGTGATGATGCTCAAATCCCGCCCGTAAACGAGAAGGATAGTTATGCTTTTAAAGGCGTTACATCTTTTAGACTTACACAGATTGTACGACAAGATGAAGATAATCCTATAAGAACTCTTACTAAACTTCTTCGTGGTGATGTTTATAATGGAACTTTTAACTTCTTAAATTACATATCTCGTAATCGTAGTAAATTTGATAATACTATGACTAAAGGATTTGTAGTTTGTAATTCTGCTCAATTTCAGCAAGAAGTTGTGAAACAATTTAGTGACGAATCAATTACTCATAATACTGATTATGTCAAAGTTATATCTTATACTAATAAAGCTGTTTCTAATTGGAATAAATTTATTAGAGAAAGTATAATTAAAGACAGTGAAAAATCTGTTATTACTAAGAATGATTTGATTACTTCTTATGTCACTATTGTAGACCAATTTAATGATGCGATTATTCAGAATAGTGAAGATTATATTGTAAAAGAGATAGCTAACTATACTCATCCACAATATGAGCTTAAAGGTTTCATGGTTAAATTTCAAGCTGTATTTGGTGGTCAAGTTACTTCTCCATTATTTATTATAGACCATAGAGATAAGTATACTATGGCTATGTATTGTAAGATTGCTGACGATTTAATTCAGCAAGCTAAAAATGCTCGTAGAGATATTCGTGCTGCTAAATGGAAAGCTTATTATAAGTTTAAAGAATCTTGTCTTCTTCTTGTTAATATTGGTAGACCTGATGGTTCTATTCTTTATTATAGAGATTTAGATTATGGTTTTGCTATTAGTAGTCATAAGTCTCAAGGCTCAACTTACAATGTAAGCATGGTAGATGTTATGGATATTGTTTATGATAAGTATGGTAGACCTTACCCTAACGCTAGAGATATTAATAAGCGGCTTTATGTTGCTGTTAGTAGAGCTAAAGAAAAAGTATATTTGAGATATGGATATTGATAATAATAGCTTTGTTAGACTAGTTCGAGTTCTTAAACAAAAAGAACAAGATGTAGCTAGAATTAAAGATACTATATCAAATGGTATTCTTGATGAAAATGATTTGAACCTTGGTGATACTGTAAAGTTAACCAAAAAAGATAATAGTCGTACTATTATCGGTACTCTCTTAGATGCTACTATTGTTATTATTGATGATAATTATCATAAAGGTGTTGTTGTTCGTCCTGATTATGTTTATGAAAGTGTCGAGTTTTCGCTGGCAGAATGGAACATTGAAGTGATACCAAATTCATCAAATGACAATTTTGTTGAATTTTAAGCGATTTGAATAGTTTAGTCGATTAATTAATCACGAAAATTATTTGATGCGCTCAAATTGAAAATTAAAATATTAAATAAAATGTGTAATACAAGTAATAGTCCTTCTTTTAGTGAACGTGTACAATGTTATATTAATAGAAGAGATGAAATAGAAGCTGAATATAAGAGTAAAATTAAAGCTCTTGATGAAGAAGCTTCCGCTGATATTATTGCTAATTGCCCAATTAAAGTTGGTGATGTTTATGTAACTGAAAATAATAATGCTTGGGGTCTTAAACGTCAGTATTATAAAGTTGCTAAAGTTGACGCTACTGTTGATGGTAGAGTTAGTGTTTATGGTTATAAACGTAAACTGGATAAAACTTGGGGTAAACGTGATAATATATACATGTTTAGTGCTTCTATTTACGACAATTATAATGTTAATCATTATGATAAAGTAGAAGATTATGTTGAACCTAGTAAAGATTAATTAATTATGAAAAGAAGTGATAAAATTAAAGCTCGTAAGCGTATTGAAAATGGTTGTAACTTTCCTAGTCTTATGACTATTAGTAAATACCCTGGAGGTACTTGTCTTCCATATACTTTCTTATCACCTTATGGCTTCCAACGTATGTGATGATTGTGCTTTAGGTATGTTTAATACCAAATGCAAATGTCTTGATGGTGTTGGTAATCCAATGTCAGGTATGATTATTGTTGTACCTAATGTTGATTATAATGCTTATAAGAATAGAGGAATGACATTTAGTAAGTATGTAGAAATAGTAAAGGAAACTATCACATCTCTTACGGGGGGTCTAGAACAACTAGACCCTTATATTGTTCCTCTTATTCGTTGTAAGCTTGATGAACGTTGTCCTGTAAATCAGTATATAGCTAATAGATGTATGCTTCATACATTTGCTGATATTAGAATTAATAATATCAAGAAGATAATGCTTCTTGGTAATGCTGCTACTAATTTTGGTTTTGATATTACTAAAGGTAAAGATAAACTATATTATATAGCTCCTTATGTTTACAGTACAAATTACTCTCCTTTTATTAAGTTTATAGATGATAATAAATACGATGAATTTCGTAATCGTCTAGTTAAATGGCTTACTGCTAGTAAAGATAATAATTATAATGGAATGGAAATAATTAAATTGATAAATGATTCATAGTTTAGCTGTAGACTTAGAAGTATTTGAGAATATGATTTCATTTACTTTTGTAGATGTTAGAGATTATCTTGATAAATTTGCAGATTGTAAAGGTGCTTTAACTGACACTTTAACAGTTGAAGAAATTAAATCTAGACTTGATAGTGTAAAGAGTTGGATATTTTATGTTACTGATACAGATGATTCACAGATGTTAGAGTTGATAGACTTCTTTGAGAAGATGCGTCCTATAACTAAAGATGATGGTACTGTAGACAGATATGATTTATTCGGCTATAACAATCAAGCTTATGATGATATGATGACTAGAGCTTTCCTTATGTATTGGAATCGTTTTGATACTAGTAAACAACTTTGTTCATTTCTTAAAGAAGTGAATAATAAACTAATATCTCTACAAGATGATAAAGATGCTTTATGGAATGACCCTCTACTTAATGTTATTCGTAAGTATAGATTACCTTATGTAACTGTTGATTTGTTTAAAGTTTATGCTCTTAATTCTGCTGGAGTAAATGTAGATAAAGATACTGGCGAACGTAAGAAGTATGGTAAAAGTTTAAAGCAAGTTAGTATTAATCTTAAATGGTATAATCTTCTTGATTTTAAGTTACCTCCAATAGATGATGAAGAAGGTGATGTATATAGGAAAAAAGATGAATATAAAGGCATGACAAATGAACAATTAAATCATTTGTTTGTTGCTGACTTTGATAGGTATCTTATGCCTAAATATATAAAGCCTATGCTTCATTATAATAAGAATGATGTATTTCTTGTTTGTGAGATAGCTAGACAAAAGCCTGATGAGATTACACTTAGATATAGTCTAGGTCATGTTTTTAAACTTAATCTTCTATGTAGTGCTAGAAGTAATATTGCTGATAAACTTCTTAATAAGTTCTATTCTGAACGTAGTGGACTTAAAGAAGATGCTTTTAAAAATCTTCGTACTCAAAGAACTGCTTTATCGTTTAAACGTATTATATTTCCTCATATTAAGTTTAAGACTAAACAACTTCAAGATTTACTTGAAGAAATGAAGAAAGTTGTAATATATAGAACTAATAAAGATAGTTTTGTACGTGAAATAGAATTTTATGGTACAACATATACTCTAGCTACTGGAGGTATTCATACTCAAGATAAGCCTGTAATACTTAAAAGTACTAATAAATATGTTTATGTTCATCATGATTATACATCCTACTACCCGAGTATAATTATTAGTTATGAAGTAGTACCTGAACATCTTAATACTAAGGTGTTTGTAAACATGGTAGATTACTTTAAACAGACACGTGTTAAGTGTAAACATACTAAGGATGAAGATGGTTTTGTAGTTCCTGGTGTACATAATAGTCTAGCAGCTGAAGCATTAAAGATTGTAATCAATGCTATTTATGGCAAATATGGTTATGAAAATTATTGGCTTTATGATAGACTTGCACAAATGAGAGTTACTATTAATGGTCAGTTAATGACAATGACTCTTTGTGAATCTCTTGAACTTGCTGGAATACATGTTGTTAGTGCTAATACAGATGGTATCGTTATAAAGCTTCCTTATGATAAAATTGATGTTTATAATCAAATTTGTAAGGAATGGAATGAGACTAATAGAATGTCTGCTGATGATGAACATTATAAGATGCTTGTTAGTCTTAATGTGAATAACTATTTTGATATTCAAAGTAACGATAAACTTGAGTATAAAGGTGCTCTTGACCCAAAGCAGTATATCAAAGACCTTAAGAAAGGTTATGATATGCCTATTGTAGCTACTGCTGTATTTGAGTACTTTGCTCATGGTGTATCTGTAATGGAAACTCTTTGTAATCATAAAGATGTTCTTGATTTTTGTAAAACTCAAAATGTTGGTAAACAGTTTGAAGTTGTTTATGAAAAAGTAGTAAATGGAAAACGTGTTGAAGTTCGTAGTCAACCTCATGTTCGTTTTTATGTATCTACTAGAGGAGTTGTGATTATGAAAGAGCATAAACTTACTGGTAAACGTAGTGTTCTAGCTAGCGGAAAGCCAGTTCAAATTCTTAATTTACTTGATGATAAAGATATTAGTGAGCGTAATATAGATTATGCTTATTATTATGAAGAAGCTTATAAGATTATTAATCCTATTAAGCTTGGAATAAGTCCTAATCAGAAAGGTAATGCAAAGAATAAAACTCTTAGTGGAAAAGCTCTATTAAAGAAGAACTTTGGTATGTATAATAGTTTATTTGATAATGAAGAAGAATAATGACAGAAGAACAAGTTTATTTAAACGCTGTTGATGTTTGGAGATTAAATAAAGGAATAGGTACTTTTGTAATACCTGCTCCTTTTGATGCTCTAAGACCTCTGCTTTATATTCTTCCACAACTTTACAATAAGTCTCCTACGACTAGTGTTGTTATTATTGTGAAAGATTTTGCAGATAGAAGTAGTATTGAAAGTTATCTAACTACTTTGAACAATGAAGTATGGAACAATTCTTTTCGTACTGTAATACATAATGGAAGTCTTAGGATTTTAACTACTGAATATGCTGTTGAACATATTAATGATTATAGTCCTTTACTGACTATAATTTATAATCCTAGTATATTTCATTTTGTACATATAGCTATGATAGAAAAGTCTAAGTTTAATCTAGTAATTCTTAGTAAACTACTAGATAATAAAACTATGGATGATTTCTATACTGTTGCTCCTAGTATTGGTAACTTTAGTCAAAATGTTATTGATGAAGTTAGAACTAACCGCCCCGTAAAAGAGTGTTTGGTAGGGTTAACTATAATGGCTGATACTGAACTATATAAAGAAATAACTTATTATAATAGGGAAATTTCTACTGCTCTAGCTATATTTGGTAACTTTGATAATATCAAGTATGCTAGATTGGGAAATAGTGCTACTAATTGTTCTAGTATGATGATATGTGATGCTATTGCTCGTACTAATGGTTGGGATAATCATTTAGATATGTCTTCAGAATTTAATAGAGACATAGATAAACTGTATAGTCCTTCTGCTATTAAAGAACGTGCTGATAGTATTTATAATATTATTAGAGAACGTAGTACTAAACTTGCTAGTTCTAAAGATAAACTTAGTAATATCTTAGACATAGTCAATGATAATTTAGACAAGAATATACTCATTATAAACAAGTATGGTGAATTTGCTAATCTTGTTACTGATTATCTTAATGATAAATCTGGTAAAAGGATTTGTGCTAATTGCCATGATAAAGTAGATAATGTTCCTGCTGTAGATGATTATGGAAATCCTATTCTTATAAAGAGTGGTCCAAAGAAAGGTCAACCTAAACTTCTAGGTGTTATTGCTCAAAAGAAACTTGCACAGAAACTTATGAATAGCCATAAGATAAATGTAATTTCTTGCGGTGCTTCACCTGATAAGTCTTTAGATGTTGATATTGATTTGGTTATAATCACTTCTCCGCTATGTGATACTATTGAGAGCTATTTCTATAGGCTTTCTAAGGTTCATTTCAGTAATGAGGTACTATTATATACCTTATTCTATAGAAGCACGTTAGAGGAGAAAAAACTAGAAGATAGGAGTATTCCAGCTAATCATACAATAATTAACGATTTTGATAGAAATGTTAAAGTTGATAATAATAATGCTTATTGTATTGTTGATTAAGAAAAAGTTCTTATCTTTGCAGCAGAAATTAGAAAACGAACTAATAAGCTCTTTGAAATAATGAATGATACTAAAGATGAAAATGGTAGCAATCGTAGTTTGATTGTTAGACAAGATGATGTTAATACTGGTATTCATGTTCTAAATCTTCTTGATGAGAAACAACTTGCTAATGCAGAAGTATTTCTAAAGAAGATTATTGCTACAGAAAAAGGTGGTGTTAAGAGTGTAAATGAAGGTCTTGCTATTCTTATGAGAGCACAAGATTTAAGATTACCTTTTAGTACTTGTATAGAACATATCCATGTAATTAATGGTAAAACCGGTGTTGATGTTCATATCGTCAAAGCGTTGTTGTCAAGGGCAGGTATAGTCTGGGAAACTACTAAAGATTATGTACCTCAGTATAAGTATACTGATGGCAATAATGTTTATGATGAGACACTACTTCCACAGTATTGTGTTAAATGTCGTACCAAAGCAGAAGCTGAAAGTAAAACAGACGATGAAATAGTTGGTGTTTATCCTCTTAAATATTATAAAGATTTAAAAGGTAGAATATACAATGAATTTCAAATTAACGAACAATGTATTAAGTGCATTAATCTACTACAAGCTATGAAAGTAGCTCAAGAAGGTAAGTTTCCTGTTATTAGAACTCAGGCTACTCCTACAGATTATGTTACTGAATATAAGTTTACTAGGTTTAAGAGAATATATGGTAAAGTAGTTGAAACTCATGCTGTAGGACATTTCTCTTATACAGAAGCTAATACGGCTGATTTATTTACTAAAGATACTTTTAAGAAATATACTCGTATCATGATTGGACATCGCGCTTTTATGTATGGTGCTCGTGATATAGCTAGTGATATTCTTATGGGTGTTATGTCAGACGATGAATTATCCGAAGTCTTTGCCAATTCAGTTCCTAATGATGAAGACTTTGTAAATATTGAAGAAATTTCTAATGGTGAAGTTTCTCCAGAGTAAGGAACAATTTAGTGTGTAAATAGTATTATACTATATAATTATTTTATTAACAATTTAAATATTTAAAATTATGAAGATTAACGGTTTATCATTCGGTATTTCAGCAGTTGCGAGTGGTGTTAAGAGTAGTGTAGTTAATGCTGAGCCTCAGCTTATTGTTGCTACTACTAAGGGTGGTTTTGCTATCACAGGTTCTGTATCTAAGGCTCTTGGTTTGCAGGCTGGTGATAACATTATGTTTGCTAATAACATTGCTGATGTTGAAGCACTTGTAATGGCTAAGGAAAATGCCGATTTGTTGGAGTATGCTAAGAATAATGGTTTTGCCCTTGAGACTTCTGAGGGTGTAGAAGCTTGTATCAAGTCTCTTACTGTTTGGTATATTGCTAAGGGTGTTCCTATGTTTAAGAAGGATGGTTCAGAAGCTACTGTAGCTGTTCGTCTTACTAAGGAAGAGAAGAAGAAGCTCTATGATGAAAATGTTGATAATATCATTGCTGCCAATCGTGCTCAGCTCATTGCTGCTTACAACCTTAATGAGGATGCTACAGATGATGAGATTAAGGAGCATTATACAGTTGATGAGATGCAGAGTCCACAGACTCAGGCATTCAGTGGTTGTAAGCTTGCTGCTAGTGGTAATGCAGTTGGTACTGGTCTGAAGCTTAACTTCTCTGATACAAACAACTGGGAGCAGCTTAAAGCTGATATGGAAGATAAGACTGCTTTGAAGCGTGTATTCTCTGTTGATGTTAAGGCTGCTGAGACAGGTAAGTTCAACGATGGTCATAAGATTGTTGATGTTATCTATTATCCTCTTGGTGAGTACACTGATGAGAAGCCTGCTCGTGTAGCTGCTAATAAGGCTGCTGAACCTGCTGAGTAATTAGTTCGTTCATTAGATATTCATTCGCTTTTTATTATAGGGAACTGAGCAAATCAGTTCCCTTTTTTAATCAATTAATATAAACGTTTAAAACTTAATTAAGTTATGACAGATGTATCAAAAGAAGCAGCAGCAGTTGCAAATGGTGCTGTAAAGAAGAATCGTAGAGGTATTAGTAATAACACAGTAGCTGCTGCTCGTCTTAAATTTCATGAGAAAGACGCTAGCCCAGCTAATGGTTTATTTATGGCTCATCTTGATTCTGTAAGTGTAGAGTGGTCTCAGAATGCTGAAGGTAATTCTTTTGCCGGTCTTAAGATGCCTCGTCTTGTGGTTACTTTCGCTAGTAATCATGAGAATGTTAAGGAACGTCGTTATGTTACTAAGACTTTCTTCCCAGTTGAGAGTAATGTTGATACTATTCCTGGTGGTAAGAATGCTTGGCAAGTAGATGCTCTTCTTAATTGGACAAAGCATCTTCTTGATGTATTCTATCTTAAAGGTCGTGAACTGACTGTTGAAGAGGAAGATGCACTTACTCTTGATTTTGTTGATTTCATAGAAGATGAGAATGGTAATGTTGAGTATAATGCAGTAGACGCACAGGATGTTCTTAATGGTTATCGTCATATCTTTGAGAATGTTGCTGCTATGCTTAATGGTCAGTTTAATCTTGCTGATGGTGCTACACCTAAGCCTTGCTTTAAGGATGCTAATGGTAAACCTCTTTCTTGTTGGATTAAGTTGCTTCGTGCTACTCGTAATCGTAAAGGTGATTGGGTAGATGTTGACCGTAGTAAAGATTTGCAGTTTACTTCATTTGTTGGTGCTGGTGCTATTGAACTAGTTAAGATGAAGGAAGGAAAGATTCTTCCTCCTGTTATTCTTTCTATCGATAAGGTTAAGGAAAGTATTACTCCTAAGCAGACTAATAAGACTCCTACTATTGGTGTTCCTACTATGCCTGGTATGCCTGGTATGACTGGTGGTGCTGTAGTTCCTCCTGTTGGTGGTGAGTTTACTGGTGGTGCTCCTGCTGGTGCTGGATTTGACCCAACTGCTACAGATGACCTTCCATTCTAAGTAGATAAGTGAAGAGTTATCTCTTTGCCTACTAATTCTCAACTAAAGGTTAATGTTCTAAGGGGTAACGATGGTAGTAATACTGTTGTTGCCCCTAATTTTTATCAATATGAAACGCAATGCTAACACAAGTAAACTTACAAAAGCTTTTATAGAATCTAGAGTAAGTCAAGAAGAAATTGTAAGTAAATACTTAGATATACCATTAGAAGTAGTTAGAGATTGTGTTGAACATAATCATCTTATTACTTCTGTATTTCGTGACGATGATACTGATGGTAGTATGGGTATTGCATACAATGCCAAGGGTAGACTTAAAGTTCGTGATTTTGGTGGTGCTGGTTTCTTTGATGATGTGTATGGTGTAGTAGCTTACGTACTAAGTATTGTATACGAAAGACCAATTAGTACAAATAATAAACAAGATTTTTATTTTGTACTAAGTCATATTTATAGAACGTTTTCGTATGAAATTGATAATCATATTAATGATTATGATGTAGACGAATCTATAAAGAATGCTCTCGTTAAAGCTCGTAAGAAAAAAGCTATTATTGAAATTGTTCCTCGTAGTTGGAATCGTCAAGATAAAGCTATATGGGCTAAATTAAATGTAGATTTGAATTATCTTAATACTCATTTTGTTATTCCAATTGAGCAATATTATATTGATAGAGTAACTAATCCTACTCCTAAATATAAAGATGCTAAAAGTGACCCTTGTTATGCTTATATGCTTGGTCGTAATAAATCTGGAGTATATCTTATTAAACTATATTTTCCATTACGTGATAGAACTAAGGAATTAAAGTTTGTAACTAATTGTAATGTACTTGAAGGTCTTCCTAATCTAGAAAGAGAAGATTATGATTATATTATTATAACTAAGTCTAGTAAAGATAGATTAAGTTTAGGTAGTCATCTAAGCAAACATACCTTCTACGGGGCGGATGGAAAAACTCTTAATATTGGAGTTGTTAATCTTCCTAGTGAAAATTATAGACTTAAAGCTAATGAATATACTTGGCTTAGAAAAAGACTTAATAATGAAGGTATGATTGTTAGTCTTCTAGATTTTGATAGGACTGGACGTGATGGTGCTGATTATCTTTTAGAAACTTATGGCATTCCTTATCTTTTTATTACTCGTGGAGAATTTGGACTTGAGAATTATGAGTGTAAAGATTTTGCTGATTTACATGATAAATTCAATAATGATGAAATAGATACTTTTATTAAAGAAACTATTAGATATGTCGAAATCCGATACAGAAAAGATAAGAGTGATACCGATGCCTATTTCAAAAGATTATCAGACTGTGATTTGCCATACTGAGAAAGATGGTAATAAAATCAAATCACAAACTCGTATTCTTATGACTTGGATAAGTGATAAAGAAGAAGCTCTACTTGATAAAGGTAGAGCTATTTCTATAACTAGAGGTGGTATTACTTTTGACCTTGATAAAGACAATATATTTTCGTATGGTGAAGTAGATTTTCATGATGGTACTGAAGATTATGATGCTTTAAATGAATTAATTCCTTTTAAAGATATTGTTCATATTCCTCTTAATTATGATTATGATACTCATACTTGTAAAACGCCTACAAAAATGTATCAAACTAGAGAAACTGATGATATTGGTGCTATGGCTCAATATGCTCATGGTCGTCTAGGTAAACCAGATAAAGTTGTAATATTCAGATTAATAGCTAAACAATGGTAAGATTTCCAAAAACTTATACTATGGTAATAGACGAACAAGTTCAAGCTATGGCTATCAAAGATATTAGTACTTGTGGTGCTGATGAATTTGTTGCTAAAGCTTGTGTTCGTCTTGATTGTTCTCGTATTAAAGATGATATGAGAATGATGCAAACTATTGGTACTCCTTATCAATATGAAGTTAGTCGTACTCTATATGGAATTAATTATGCTCTTGAACAAGGGTGGATTGATGAAAATAAAAGAGACGAATATGTTTCTAAACTTGTAGCTTTACATAAACGTAATCTTAAATATGAAGAAGATAATCCTCCTATCGTATATGATAAGAAGAAAGGTTTAAAGAAGACTACTCGTACTACTAGAAAGAAAGCTAAAGAAGGAACTCTTGAAGATTTTGAAAAACCTAAGAAAGAGAAAACTCAAAGTGCTGCTCAGTTAAATGCTCAAGCTAGAGCTAAACTTATTAGTAAACTTAAAATTAATATATGATACTATTTAAAAGAAATGCTAAAGGTGACCCTATTTCATGGAGTATTCACGAATGGGGTCAAGATAATGAGTATATAGTTCATTATGGTGTTGTAGGAGGGCATAAACATAGCGAAATAATTAAAGCTAAACTTAGTAGAGATAACGAAATAGAGTCTCGAATTAAGGCTAAACGCAAAGAAGGATATAAAGAAGTTTCTGAACTTAAAGATAATGCTCCTTTAAAAATAGACAGAGATTGTGTTCTTCTTAACTTTCTTAATACTTATCTTCCAAAGAATAATACTACTGATGAAGGCTTTGTTCTTCCAATGCTTGCAAAAGTACTTAAAGATAATAAACCTTTTGATAAACGTAGTTATTTAGGTCAGTATAAAATTAATGGTGTTAGATGTATTGTTGGTGCTGAACAAACTAATGATATGTTTAATCCTGTTAGACTTACTTATCGTTCTAGAGAAGGTACTGATTGGACTCCTAAACTTACTTGGATGGATGAAGTAATTCTTCCAGCTATTAAAGATGATTTACTTGATGCTATGATTGAAGAAGGAGCTTGCCTTGATGGTGAACTTTATATTCCTGGTTATAAAGTAAATGATATTAATAGTTTTGTTAAGAATGAAAAGCTTCCTCAACATCTACTTCTTCAGTATTGGTGTTATGATATTGCTATTGATAATATGAGTTATGAAGCTAGACGTAAGTTTAAGATTGATAATATAAGTAGACTATGTTATACTTTTGATACTTACGAACAGCATCTTAATAATAAGAGTAAACTCATATTATTACCTGATGTTAATATTGCTAATATTTATGATGCTACAAGATTTAGAGATAAGTTTATAAGTCTCGGTTTTGAAGGTCTTATTGTTCGTGATGTTAATTCTGCTTATCAATTTGGTGCTCGTAATTTAGCTATGCTTAAATATAAACGAGTTGATGATGCAAAGTTTAAAATTGTTGATGTTGTTCCTGAAGGAGTTAGAACTAATCTTTGTAAACTTGTTCTTAGAAATGACATCAATGATGAACTATTTGAATGTACTCTTAATTTTGACCATTCAAAACAAGAGTATATCTTAAAGAATAAAGAAAAATTTATTGGTAAATATGCTTTTGTAGAGTATAGAGAACGTTCTGGAGTTAAGAGTGTTCCTTTTCACGCAAAGGCTATTGATATTAACGATTAAAATTTAAAATTATGATTACTAATTTATTAAATTCTATAGCTAAAGCTTGAATTAAAGCTAAACAAGCTAGAAAAGAAGGTAAACCTGAAGAAATAGTTAATTATATCATTAGAGATATAATTAATGATGGTTGTGGTTTAAGAATTGGTTCTATAATTGATTATAATCCTAATCAAAAAGAATCTAGAAAATATAATATACCTGATGAGGAATTTATTCCTAGAGAAAAAATTGGTATAGTTACTAAAATGACTGTAACTTATAGACCTATTGCAATTAGTGTTGATGGTGAAGAAGGTATGATATCTAAAGAAATCAACGTTGATTTATTGCAATTAGGAATACATGTACCTACAGATGATTATTGTGTTTGTGGAAAAGGTGATTATATTATCAATATTGATGAATTTAATATCAATAATGATGATATTAATTATGTTTGTAATAATGCTCTTACTTTATGTAAATAAATTATGAATTTAAACGCTTATGATAATGTAAAAGAAGAATTAGATAAACATAAAACTTGGTATTCTCCAAAGTTTAAAAGATTATATAGTCGAGAAATAAAGTTTAGAATGTTCTATAAGTTTATGAAACGATGGAACGAAACTATTAAACGAGATGATTATTTTCTAGCTGTTAGCATGAATAATGTTGATGGCAGATTTAGTATAACTAATAAAGATAATTATAGTAGATTAAAGTTTTCTATTCCTAAAGAAGTTATTGAAGATTCTATTCTTAATACTATGACTGTAGATGCTAATGTTGAAGTTAAACTTGTTGATGCTCAACCTGATGGTGAAGTGTATCAGTTGAACATATAACATTAAATTGCTAGAGCCGCCCCGTAGAAGATGTGGTAGATTTCCACTTTACTTCGTGCGTGAGCGGCTTTATTATGCCTGCTTATTAGTTATTCACATAACTAAATTTAGTTCGTTAGAAATAAAATTAAAATATTAAATAACTTAATAGTATGACTAATGAAGATTACAATAGTGGTTGGTTTGGTTGTTTAGTACTTATTGCACCTTATGTAATAATAGGAGCTTTAATGTTTCTTTATTATGCTATTCGCAATCATGCAATTTAAAATACTTATTGTAGAACATTTTAAAAATAGAATTATGACTAAAAGTAAAGTAGGTGCTGAACCTAAAGGTAGAGTTAAACATTCGTTTACTAAAGACGCCGGTATTCATGAAGGTATTCATCGTGATGAACCTGGTTGGTATGATGGTAAACTTCATTGTTATTGTCTTGGTTATGGTTATTTCTTCCATAGAGGAAAACCATTAGGAACAAAACTTACTCCTGATTACATTAAAGAGAATTGGGATAAAGAAGAATGGTGTGGAGGACTTAAAGGTGCTTGTATGGCTGTTATTAATCGTGAACGTAAAATAGCTGTAATTAAAGAAGGAATTGATTGGATTAGTGATGAAGGAGATAGTATACAATATATTAGTGGTATTACTCCAGACCAAGCTATTAGAAAAGCTTTTAAATGGTGTTTAGATAGAGGTCTTATAACAAATCCTAATTATATAAAATAACAATTATGACAGAAAGTGATTTAAAGTATTGGAAAGAGGTGCTTGGACTTGTAGTTCCAGAGCATCTTGTAACTCCTGAAGTTGTTGCATTACGTGACCAACAAAACAAAATGCTTAGTCTTATGGCTAAGAAGAATGCTGATTATGGTAATGCTTTCAATAAAGGTTGTGATAAACTAGGCTATAGATATGGTCTGGCTAGAATGTATGATAAAGCTAATCGTTTGGTTCATCTTATTGAAGATGATTTTAATGGTTACTATAAACCTAATGTTGCAGATGAAACTATGTTTGATACTGTTCAAGATTTAGGTAATTATTGTAATATGCTATTAGCTTGGTTAAGTACTACTGTTGAAGGTGAACCACAAATACCTTCTACGGGGCGGGTAGAGTCAACTTTCATTGATATTTCTACTCTTGTTAAAACAGATAAACTTATTCTTATCGAAGAAACCAGTAAGAGAGATGTAACTAATGAAATTGTAGCTGCTTATGGTTTTGAACATCTTTGTAGAGATAAAGATGGATATGTATATAATTTATCTGCTGACGATAAAGAAATTCCTGTTACTAGTGAACATAAAGAGAATATAGTTGCTATATCTCCTAATGATTATGGTCCTGTAAGAGATTCTGTTAAACATAAAAAAAGTAAATAATATGATTAAAGTTGTAAATCCTAGTGTTGAAGTTTGGAAACAAGATGGTTATACACTTGATGCTATTTTTAAACATATAGCTAAATGTACTCGTGTTGCTTATCAATCTACTCCAAAAAATAAAGATGAAGATGCTTATGATTTTCTTCTTAGAAGTATTTTCAAAGGAAATGATTTCTTTGGGTATAGTAAAATAAATCCCAAGGACCGATTTGAACAAATACTTGCTCAAAACGCTTATGGTGATGTAGATTTGACAAGTCTTCATTTGAGTTGTTGTGAACATGCTACAGTTCATCTTAAATTTCCTACTTTCATGCCTAGAGCCGCTGCTATGTGGGAAGGCGTATATGAACATAATAAATATAGTAGAACTAATAATCATGATGGTTATCTTTATGTTACTACAAATCTTAGAGTAATAATAGAAAATTATGCTATTGATACTCTTGAGTTTATAGATACAACTCCTAATTGTCCTTACTATATGCCAAGAACTACTGTTTGTTTTATAACAGATATTGGTGCTAGTCGTGAACTTAATCGTCATAGAGTTAATAGTATTGTAGAAGAATCTACTCGTTATTGTGCTTATGATAAAGGTAAATTTGGTAATGGAATAACTATTGCTAAACTTCCTTGGATTCCAGATGTTGATTCTACTGATGGAGGTCATGATTATACAGAAAGTTTCTTTAATGATGATGAAATCTATAATAATGGTATAATTCAAGACCAATATGCTGAAACTTGGACTGCTGTAGATTGGTTCCTTTATGGTCTTCAAATTTGTGATTTAGTTTATCGTAAAACTCGTGAACTTGGTTGGACTGCACAACAAGCTAGAGAAATTCTTCCTCTTAATACTAAGACACAAGTAGTTCATACTGCTTTTGTTGATGATTGGGAGCATTGGATTGCTTTGCGTAGTAATCAAGTTAGTGGTAAAGTTCATCCTATGATGGGTGAATTAGCTAAACAATTAATTCAACAAGTATATCCTGAATAATCATGTGAATAAGTATATTAAATTATAATATAGGACAAATTGAAGTTGCTGATGTAACTGAAGATTTTGAAGAAAATGAAACAGCTACTGATAACAATGAAAAAGCTGTAGATTGGCTTGAATCAAACGGTTATTGTTCTGCTGAAACTGTATTCATGCTAACTGATGAATGTCCTTTGTGTGTAGTAAATAATGTAGAAACTCATTTAAACTTATAAAATTATGGAAAAGACAATTAATGAAGTTAAGAAGAATGCAAAGACTTTAGAGAATGATATTCTAAAGTTGATTAGTGATTTTGAAGTTGCTAATCCTGAAGTTGAAGTTCGTGTTACTGTAGGTCGTAATTATTCTACTGTTGAAGATGGTAAAATTACTCATAGAGCAGATGTAGATTTAACAATTAAATAATTAAGTAATATGGCAAAAAGTATTTTTGATATTGATAGAGAATTGTATTCTCTTTATGATGAAATTGAAGAAGCAGGTGGAGAAATAACTCCAGAAATGGAAGAAAAGCTTGAAATTAATGGTCAAGAAATGACTAATAAAGTTAAGAATATAACTAACTTTATTAATAATTTGAATGCTGATATTCTTGCTATTAAGTCTGAAACTGATAGACTTGCTAAACTCAAGAAGTCTAAAGAGAATACAATTAAAGGTCTTACCAATCTTGTTCTCTTTGCTATTAAAAAGTATGGTAAAGAAGATAAGAGTGGTAAGAAGTGGATTGATTGGGGTACTGGTAAAGTAACTATTCGTAAAAGTGAAACTATTGAAGTTAATAGTAAGAAACTTGAAGCTATTAATGATATGCTTAAAGTAACTTTTGCTAATGGTATATATACCGGTACTCTTAATCAGAATTCTTCTGTAGATGAACAAGCATTACTTGATGCTATTGTTAATACTGCTAAAGATTCTGGTAATTACGAATGTAGTGAAATTGAAATAGAAGACCTTGATGATGTTAATATTGAGGTTACTGTTCCAGTTAAACTTACAGACCTTCTCAAGGGTGATGGTTATCAGCTTATGACTAATATCGGAGCTGTTAATCGTGATGGTTGGAAATTTAAACCTAGTATTGATAAGAAACTTATGAAAGTTAAAATCAAAGATGATGGTTGTGTTTCTAATATTGCTGAAGTTGTTGAAAATGATAATTTAACTATCAAATAACATGAGAGTTTCAGAACTAATACAAAAACTTAACAGTCTCCAAGAAACTAATGGAGACTGTCAAGTTATGGTTGATGATGTATATGCTACTAATGTAGAATATGATTCATCTTTAGACATTATAAATATAACGTCTTATTAATATAAATAATAATATTATGTATAATATATATTTCGTTAAAACAAATATTAAAGTAAAAGCTAATACTTTTCTTAATATTAATATTCTAGCAGAAGATTTATCTGATGCTACAAGTAATGCTTCATATCTTAAATATAATGGTGAAGAACTAAAGAAACATATAATTAGTGTAGAACTTATTGTCGCAAATGTAATACGTGATACGTGGAATATCAGTGATTTAAATCCTGATTATACAGAAGAAAGTAAAGATAATCAAGAGGCTCTTCCTCCTGCTGATAATGTTTAATTTAATGTTTAACAATTTAATAACGCTGAGTTATGAGTAAATTTAATCGTGGTGGTCTTCCTTGGGCTATGGGTAAAGACGTTTCAGGTTGTGCAACTGCACAAGAAGTAATGAAAGTAGCAGGTCTTGATTGGTCTGTTCAAAAGTGTGAACTTGTAGGTAAAATGCCTTTTAGAATAGGCAGTAATAATGATTTAGGTGAAGATGCTTTTGTACATGATGGTAATATTTATCGTGAATGTGCTAATGCTTATGCTACCTATCGTACAGATTGTAATTATCCTTTAGGTATAGTTAAAGATAAGTATGAAGTTGTTCAAAATATGGATGCTTTCAATTTCTTTAATAATGCTATTGGTGAAGGTAAAGCAATTTGGGATAAAGCTGCTTGTCTTAATATGGGAGCGAAAGTATATGTTAGTGCTAAACTTCCAGTACAAACTTCTGTAAGTAAAGACGATGTTATAGATAACTATCTTGTGTTTAGTAATGGACATGATGGTGGTTCATCTGTAGATATTATGATTACTCCTGTTCGTGTTATTTGTACTAATATGCTTAATGGTTCTTTGGATAAAGCTTCTTGTCATATTAGACTTAGACATACTAAGTCTATAAAAGAGAAACTTGAACTTGGTGCTCAAGTACTTAAAGTTGCTTGTTCTCATGCTTTAGATGCTCAAGAACTTTATCGTCATCTTACTACTATTAAGATGAGTGATGAAGAAGTTTATAAGTATCTTTGTGAATTGCAACTTACTCCTGCTGAGATTGAACGAATTAATCAGTACGACCCTAATAAAGGTTATGCTAGACTTGTTGCTCGTGATTATAGACTTCTTGAAGCAGTTGAAATATCTTCTCGTAAAGCTAATCAACTTTATAATATGATGGATTACTATAATGATGGTATCGGTCAGAAAGATATTTGTGGTACTGCCTGGGGTGCATATAATGCTGTAACTGGTTTCTATTGTAACGTTGCTAATCTTGAAGGTGAGAAACGTATGAATAGCCTTGTTTGGGGTAGTGCTAATAATAATATGAATAAAGCTCTTAATTCTGTTGTAGCTTATGCAAGTTAGTTTTAACAAGAATGAAAATCAATTTAAAGTACCTCATTACAAAGTTGGTGATGAGGTACTAGCTTTTAGTCATATTAGTGGTAAATTCTTTGTTGGTACAATTAATGCAGTTACTAGTTATGCTGATAATAATCAAAGTGTTGTAAATTACACTATTATGATTGATGAAACTAAAGGTGTTCCTAATGTTCCTGAAGAATTAGTATTTGATAATAAAGAAGATGCTAAAGAATGGGTAACGTCATTAGGAATGATGCTATATAACTTTTGATACACGTCTTTACGGGGAGGATAGAGCAACTACTAGTGTTAGAATACTAGAAGCAACTAAAGCCGCCCCGTAGAAGATGTTAGTGGTTAAACTATCGTTAAACTACTTATTATTAGTAGTAATACTGATGATAATGCTTATCTTTGTAGTGATAATCATAGCAACTAACATTAATATGCTGTATTATATATTATATAGGTACGTTGTAACATATTGAGTGTTAGTTTATTAAACATTATTTAACGCTAAAAAATGTAGGTTGTTGTGATAGCAACCTACTTTTTTTGTATATTTGCACAAGCGTTGATGATGTATATAATACTTATGGTACTATGATTACTTTTATAAATTATAAAACAATTATGGCTGAAGCAACAGGTAAAGCTAGAACTAAAATAGATGGTAAACTACAAGATGTAGAAACTATTTATGATGTGTTTAAAGGAGCAGGAACATATTTTGCTCCTGAAATAGCCGTACATTGTTCTAAAACTGCAACTCAAGTAGCTTATTATATTTATAAGAAACTTAGTCAAAATCAAACTAGTTTTAGAATAGTTACAAAAGAAGTAATTAAATCCGGTTTAGTTAATGCTAAAACTCCAGATAGAGTTAGAGATGCAATTAAAGAACTAATTAAAGCTGGTGTTATGATTGCTTGGAAAGATATAGAAGGTATTGATGAATATAATTTTGATATTGATTCTAAATATTATCTATTAAATCCTCTTGTTATTAGACGATGTAGTACTAATGCTTTTAAACGTAATTGTGAAACTACTAAAGATAGATTCAATAATAGTAAACAATTATGGATAAATGAATATGATGCTATAGTTTATAATTTTGATACTAATGTATTACAAATAACATATAATTAAATTATGAGTCAATTAAGTAATCGTATAGCAAATGCAATGATTAATTATGCAAATGCTTTTAAAGACACTCCTGACAACAGAGAGTTAGCTGAAAAAGAACTTAAAGAAGCTCTTCGTACAGCTATTGATTTTGTTCCAGTTAAGATTTGGCTTGATTCTAAAGTTAAAGCACAAATTCCAGAGTATGCTCATTATATGAGTGAAGGTGATAAAGACAGTCACGCTTATGGACATGCTACAGATGCTTGTTGTGATGTAATTGCAACTAGTGTTGAAATCACAAAAGATGGTCGTGTTAAATGTGGAACTGGTATTCATGTTGCTACTGAATATCGTGATTCACTTACTTTACGTCCTAATTCACGTATTACTAAGATGGGTTACGTAATACCTAATTCTCCTTGTACTGGTGATGAAAGTTATCGTGGAGAATTTTTTGTTGTATTCCGTTCCATTATAACTAATGCAAAACCTATTGAAGTTGGTGATGTTATTGGTCAACTTGAGATTCCTCATCATAGACAAATTTGTTTTGAACCAGTTGAGAACCTTGAAGACCTTGGCATAACTGATAGAGGTGATGGTGGATTTGGTTCTACTGCAAAGAAATAATTAATAATTTAAATAGTAAACAATATGAAAAAGTGGGTATCAGAAATGATTAAGCAGCACGCGCATACTGCTATCGAAGTTAACAATGTAGCTAAGTTTATTGAAAATGCTAAGAATAGTGATAAAGTTAATAAAGTAACTTTTGCTGATCTTGCTTTGCTTCTCAGAGATTTGAAGAATACTGCAAAGACTTATGAGACTATTCTTAACAATGAAGGAGTTCATTTTACTCCTGATGGTTCTTATTATGAAAAAGTAGCTGAGATAAATGAAAAGAAAAATCCTGATAATAACGACTAAGAATTGTCTTGGTTGTTCTATAGTGATAAATAACATTCAAACAGTTATTGCTAAATCATCTAAAGAAATAGCTCTTGAAATTAAAGATTTTGCAGAGCTTCCTAAAAGACTTATTCATAAGTATAAAGCTTATGATTATCCTACTACAATATTTCTTGAAGATGATGAAGTAACATTTAAATTTGTTGGAAGTACTCATGTGAACTGTATACAGAGGTATATAGATTTGTATTTGAAATAAATACTGAAAATTTTTCTTCTGTTGTTGCTGCTAGTGCTTGTGAAAGTACTAGCAGCTTTTAATTTAAAATTATTATGAATCCAAATTATAATAAACATAAGAATATAGCCATACTTATACTTGCTATTATAGCTGCCGGACTTGGTGCTTGTAGTTATAATAAAGTTTCTAATAATAAACCTGTAAGTATGGATACTTGTGGAATTAATGATGATTTCTATGAAATCAATGATGTTGATTCTACAAATGATGGATATGACACAGATAGTGTTATTTATCTTGATGATAATGGTAATATAATTAAAGCTCCTTTTAAATAAGTTGAGCTATATGGCACATCCTACATTTTGAAATCCTCTGTACGAGGGTAATTCTAGTCTCCTGAATAATTATTCAGCCGTAACATCAAAGTAGCTTAGAAGTCATTTAAAGTGTAATTTATTGAATAATCATTATTACTTGTCAG